AGGCTCTCCTCCCAGTACTTCTACGTACAAGTACTTGTTGGTTTGCTTTACACGTTCTAAAAAGTCCAAGTAAGGCTGCCAATCTTCAGGCCAACGATTACTACCGTCTCTATGAAAGTCACTGCAATAGCTGCAATTGTAGTTACACACATTGTGAATAAAAAGTGTAACAATTGCACAGTCCAGATTTTCATTAGTTATTCTCATCAAACAAACTCTTGTATTCTGGAACAATGTCTAGTATATTTTGTCCACGTATTTGGTCTAACTCTCGTGTAATCCAAACAAACTCTTCTAGCCATGTTCTCCCGCTCCAACAATCTTGGTCGCTATAGCTTTCACTTAACATAAATTTTTCTACACTGTCAAGATGTTTAACAAAATGTTTTTTGATATTATCAATATTATCACTTTCTATCATCCAAGTTCGCCATTCACTATACTGACGACTTACTTCTGCTTTAATATCGTCTGGTAACACTTTAATATTATAATACTTGGGACTGTGACACATATGAAAACTTGCTAGTGGTCGCCAACTGTGTACAGGATTAAATTTAGTAAGTCCGCTTTCTTCTACTTTCCATCGCATAAATTCAGGAAAATGAAAAACGTTTAGTGGTGTAATAGTAAATGCAAACCAACATTTAAAATTAATGTCGTCATTTGCTTCAATCTTTTTTAAGTTTTCATACACATGTTCCCATTTAGCAGGTGCACGTTGATAGTCAAATATTTCATTACATGCATCAATACTAGCACCGATTCTTATCTCTTTAAAATGTTTCCAAAGTTCTAACATGCGAGGTGTTACATTTGTTAAATTTGTATTGTACTCAATTTGCATGTCTGCTGCACTGCCGTTGTGTATTAACCTTTCTAAACTGTCAACATGCTCTTCAATAATAAGTGGCTCACCACCAACAATATAAAGTTTTTTAGCATCTTTAGTATAGTCCTCGAAGTTAGTCCAGTACATATTTGATCCTTTAAACCAATCATACTGATCTGTAACCCAACGTCCCTTTTCATTTTTAGTCAATTGTATTTTTTCATGTGTGTCTTTATAATGTGTACGATCATTAAGTTTAACAAAATCGTCAAACCAACTATGACTATCAGTTGGTCCGCACATACGGCATTTTAAATTACAGAAGTTACCATAACGTATATCAAAAAACTCAAGTGCAAAGTCGTCAGTGTTAATTGTTCCGTCTTCTTGTGTAAGTTCAACAGCCGTTTCTGGCGTTAAGTCCCAGTCGTTATACTCCATTTGTCTGCGACTCAAAACACCATTTAACTCTTCTTGTCTACAACGTTCACATTCCGGATGCCATTCTCCACGCAACATAGTAGCACGTACATCACGACTTAGTTCACTGTTACGACTGTCTTGCAAATTATCTTTGCTGGCATTATATGGGGTTCCATCATCGTGTCTAACAATGCCACGGTTTTCTGTATAACTGTTAGCGTTACAACATATTCTAATATCGCCATTGTTACGAATGTTTATACTATTCCATGGCAATGGACAAAATGTACTGCAATCGCTGTGTTTAGGATTATCCATCAAATATACCTTTCATTTCTGGAAACGTCTTTGCAAAACTATTTCCACGCTGTGCATCACACAATGTTAAAAACTCTTGTAGCTCAGGCAAACGATTGCTCCAGTCTTCGCTTTCCATAAAGCTCAGCATACCTTCTAAACGCTTTATGCCGTAATCAGCATTGCGCCAAGTATCGTAATCTACTTTACCTTTGTGCCAAGCAGGTATTGACTTTTCCCAATTGGCTTCCCACCAGGGATAAAACTCCTCGTATTTGCGTCTACACTCTGCTTTAAACCAAGCAGGCAGTACTTTTACATTTAAGTGTGCAGGATGATAGACAAAATGATAATTTACACCACCTGCACCAAATGGCCACATGTTTACTTTATGGAAATTTTGTTCTAGTTTCCATTTAATAAAGTCTGGCAAGTAATATACATTAAGTGCTTGAACTGCACAAGCAACTGTAACTTCTACATTATTACTAGTGTCTTTGTCAAGTATATGAAACACTTCTTCTGTACGCTTCCATTCACTGGGATAGCGTATGTAATCGTTCATATCATGTATGCTATCTACCGAATAGTGAAAACGCACAAGTTTGAATTCTCGCCATAGATCGAATAAATCCTCTCTCCATTCAACTCCATTTGAGTTATAACGTAGTTCGAGATTCTTTGCATGGCCTTGGCGTATGCATTCTTCAAGTATTTCATAATGTTCCTCAATAATTAAACTTTCACCACCTGCAAAATAAATTTGCTTCATGTTTGGTATTTGTTCATAAAACTGATCCCAAAACACAGGATTATTTTTGTGCCAGTTATAACTACTTCCGTTTGTACTGCCCTTATCTACCCACTGCATGGTATCACGTAATGTTTCATTTTGTACTTGTGGTAAAATTTTACTGTGATCTTTAATCCAACCTGAACTATCATGTGGGCTACACATTACACAAGCAAGTTGACATTTGGTGCCAAAACGTAAATCAATGTAAGTTAACTCTGGCGGTACTTCTCCATCTTCAGTGGTATTTTCCAGTAAGCGGTCAACATCAACACGTTCGCTCCAGTATGCAGTTTCCCATTGACGTTTACTTCGGTGCCCTGCACTTTCTTCTTTAAAACATTTTATACAACTTGGTGGTACTTCTCCGTTCATCATTTGCTTGCGTACATTCTTCATATACTTGCTGTTCCAACTACTTTGGAAATCTGTAACATTTAAGTTGTTTGGTCGTCCTTCATCATCTTTAAGTACACCAACCATGCCACCGTATAAACTTTTATCGTTAGTAGGGCCAACACTACTGGCATTAGCAGTGCAGCATACTCGCATACTTCCGTCTGGTCGTGTACTTAAATGTACCCAAGGTAAGATACAAAATGTTGATTTATCCATGTACTATCTCTGTATTTTTAAAGTTGTCATGTGCCCAGTCACGTTCCAAGCACCACCAACATTCACCACATGCTTTTGTAAAGTTTTCTGTATTCCATTGGTCACCTTCACAGCTTCTAGCTAATACTAGCATATCATCAAGTATGCCATGCTGTTCAGCTAACCAAAAAACAATACGCTTGTCTGCATTTCTCCAAGGCTGGTATTGATACATCCAATCAGTCAGACTATCATGACACACTGTTGCACTAGATTCAAATAACACACGATTGTCTAATAAGTCTCTATGTGCTTCGTCACTTTGCTCTACACATTGTAATGGAGGGTTGCGTGTCACACCATTATACTCAATATAATATCTCGACTCAGGATCAGTAACTTCAGCTATTCTTTCACGATGTCTCCAACGTAAAAAGCCACTCACGTTTTCTTGTGCACCTCCATAACTACTAATGTTACGTCCGTCTACAAACTCATGCACCCACCAGTAGTTTGCATCTTCTATCAGTGTATCATTAATAGCAACAGTAGGAAAACGCTCACGCACATAATCAATAATACGCTTTGCATAAGGAACAATGTATACACGCTCGTATTCTGGTATTTGTACTGGATTACTACGTTGTACTGTAAATGGTTCAATAACAGCATCATCTCTGTACTCACTTAGTGTTTTTGCTAGTAAGTATAACATAACTGCACTATCAAAACCACCACTAAGTCTAACCATATTGTGCTTTGCAACACGATTAAAGTATGCTGCACCATATGGTGTATCATATCTAGTATGAAGTTCTGTTTTATTAAACATTTATTCTTTCCCACACATTACTTGGCATGTTTTAAAAGGGTCATGCTCCCAAGTATCTGAAATGCGATCCCATAATTCAATAATGCTATCAACGTCATTTTCTTTTACATTTAAATTTTTATAATCGCTGCCATAAAGATCTTTTAGTGCTTGTACACGTTCTACATCAGTTGATAACCAACAGCAAGGCAAAAAAGTACCATCTAACTCAATAAAAGGTTGCACTAAATGGTTTCCGGCGATGCATTTGGCCAGTATCTTAGATCTACTTTTATCCATTTGTCCCACTCGTCCTCTCTGGATTTAATTGGCAATAATTTATCAACAGTTGTATGATGTATATCTTCAAGATATTTAAAATGTTGATAAATGTGAGACTTTACATCTTCAACATTCCATGCTATATAATTTTCTGGCTTATTGTCTGTAAATGCATGTACAAACTCTACACGATCAAATTTTAATGCACGTGCCTGATCAATTACTGTTCCAACAGTATCTATGTTATATGCAAATACAAGATGTTTCCAAACTAATTGTGCTGAACACACCGACCGTAAATGAATAATTCCATTTACTATACTTATACGATTTGAATTAATGCGATAATTAGCACTGCTAGACAACGTTCCGTCTATACTAAAAATGATATTATCACGTTCATCAAGTATACTACCAAATTTACTCCACCATTCAGGAGTTTGTCCTGTACCGTTAGTGTGCATGAGTATTGATCGAGGACCTTGCTTTTGCCACCAGGATTTCTTTTTTATATAAGAGCACAATTCAAATAATTTACTATAGTAAATGGGGTCTCCCCAATTGCCACATAAAAGAATGTCAGTGCTTCGATCAATAACTTGTTTGTATTTGGTCCAATCAAGTAGATCTCGAGTAGGCCCTGTTTGATATGTTCTAGCACATTCACTACACTGTAACACACATTTATGTGTGAGTCCTAGGTGCAAGTGTCTAATTTTTTTATTTTTAAAACTAGACAAATTGTGCTCCAAACGGATCAAACTCACTTCCACATTTTTGTGCACAAACACCTAGCTTTCCAGATTCAACAGTGTTTTTATGCCAACTCATTTCAATACTATCAAGTAATGGTCCATCCATGACTTGTTCTATTGTGTTAATACGACAGTCAATAGCATCTTTGCCACCAGCTGCATCTATATGATCCCATATTTGTTCTACACGTGGATCTTTGTGCCACCATTTGTACATACGTCCAGCAGTCCAACAGCAAGGCATTAGCAATCCTTCTGCTGTAATAAAGATTTCTTTTTTATCTACAGCTTTACAAATGATATCACACTTGTTATAATACTCTAACATACTTCCGTATGTTTTTTCTATTTCTTTTTGTTTTAGTAGTGCTAAGTTTTGATTGTCAAGTGCTTTAGGCTTTTCAAGTAACTGCGTTTCTTGCCCTTTGCGATTTTGTGCTTGGTGTGTATCTTTACCTCGATTACTTGCTGTAAAGAAGCGGCCGCTCTTTTTGCGTATAAATTTTTCACAGCCCCACTCTTTAGCAAGTGCTTCAGCTTCGTCAACTTGATGTTCGTTGTGTCCAAATATAATATAGTCCCAACGAGCCCTGCCGCCCGCTGCGATAAATGATTTCATACTATGAACCACATTGTCCCATTTAACATTCTGACGATAAAGGTGGTTAGTATCCATAAGCCCATCAACACTGAAAATAACAGCGCCGTTACGACCAAAAGTTCTAGCCAATTCAGTCCACCACGTTTCATCTCTTGCTCCTGCGTTTGTATTCATGCTCAACCACATTGTAGGGTTATGTTCCCTAAAGTATTTGAATATCTCCAATGTGTCGTGTGCAACAATAGGATCACCCAAGTTGCCACACATATACATTGTAGACAATTGCTTTATGAAGTCAATGCTGAATATCTTTTTACAGTCATCTAAAGTTAATTCTGTGTTATTAATGTGACGATTATCTGGCCCACCATTCTCATTACGGTCGCACATAGGACACGCTGCTTGGCAACGCTGTGTGACTTCCAAATGTACCATTTTTATGTTTTTATAGTTATACATTTTATATACTGTCTTTTAGATATTTCTAATATTGTTGTTTCAGGATCGTCTTTCCAAATGACATCTGCGACAGGCAATACTCCGATAGCATTGGTTTTGTCATTAATGTCGTATCCGTTAGCTGACATCCATTCAGCTAGTCCATTAGTTTCTTCTTGTGTATTTGCCAAATAAAAACTAAAATCAGGACCCAGGTATTTTAATGGACGCACAGTATCATCAAATATTATTTCATCACCATCTCTGAATACATCCAATATTGGCTTACCTACTTGACAATAATTTACAAATGCTGTACCTGCTGGCAAGTCGGTTACAAAGTTTTCATAGTCTTCAGTTTCTAACAATTGCCTTTCAATGTTATTTAATGTACACACGATTCTTGGTGCTCGTCGCTGCCAACGTTTGCCCATGTAAAATGATTCAGTGCGATGAATACAAACATTGTAATCATTTAATGCGTCTTGTACAACACGTGGGGCTTTATTAAAAAATTCGGTGCCCTCAATGACTTCACCACGAAGCACTTCAAAATAATGATGCAATTCATTAAATGTTTCTTGACTCATGCCCACGCTTGCATTATGATTGATTACTTTTTGATAATCATTAACTATACTAATGCAGCGATTGAGTTCCTGCACAAGTGCTTCTTCGTCCCAGGGATCTTTTGGAAAGTTATATAAACGCTGTGGTTCACTGCAGCGGTTGTCACGTTCTACATGTTCAGACAACAATTGATACCAGCGGCGTCCAACACTGGTATCTCTAGCACAAAGCTCTAGTGTATATGTGTCACTTTCTCCAAAGTCAAGAGAAAAATTCATTGATCATCCATTAATAGTTTTACGTCCTTTCCAGGTCCGTACTTACTAGGCAAGTCTCCATATTCGTCAATATACCATTCAATTACAGCACGATACCATGCATGACTGTCGTGATGCGCTTGTTTATTAAACTTGTAAATGTTATTGTTAGTTGCTTCCATTGTGCTTATTGCTCGTACGGCTTCAAGCTGAAGTTCTCTAACTGATAGTTTACTTACGTCCAATTAACATAAACCTTTTGTATTTTCCCAGGTCAAGTTCACCTTCATATAACAAAATACTCATATGTGCTATACGTTTAAATTCAAACAAATTGTCAACACAATTTACATGTTCTTTAATTTCTCGAAAATTATTACTTTGTAAAATTAGTAGTTTGCCTTGGGGTATTTTTTCGTACCAATCTTCAAAGTGCTCTATGTGTTCACAACTTGTATTGATAATTGTATCTGGAACAGTGGTTTGTGAACACAGAGATCCATCTGCTCGTTTTACATTGTAAGTATGTGATAAAAAGTCAATATCATGTATATCTAATGTAGCTGCTTGAAACTTCCAACTATCCATTACCCAAGGCTTGTTAAATGTTTTTGCAATATCTACAACACTGGGATCAATGTCAAAAGATCTAACTTTATCTACGACAATGTTACTTTCAAATAACATAGTAGCAAGTGTAGCATACCACCCTGCACACAGGTACGTCATACCCAATGGCATGTTTAGTTTTTCTAATTCTTCAATTATCCAAAGTTTACTTTTTAACTGACCTCTGCTAAAGCAATCAGCATCAATTACTGTGTTGTTTACATAAAAGTTTTTGAATGCTGCAGTAAATCTTGTATCAGTATACTGTTCTAGTAAAGGCCAAAGTTTCCAGTAATTTTTATCTAAACAAATTTTCCTTAAATCGTCAGCATTAAGTAATTTAAAAAGACTGCGTAAATTTTTATTAACAACTGCTTTGCGCACGTCTTCCATATAGTTGTACAAGTCATCAACTTCAAAACAACTCTTACTTTCCAATACTCTAAAAATGCTATGTAAATTTTCTTCGATAACTGCTTTGCGTAACTCGTCATTTTCATCAGCAATTCTAAAAATGCTGCTAAGATCGTGGTCAACTATTATACGGCGTAAATCAGATAATTCAGTAACATCTGGATATAAAAGTTCATATCTGTCTAGTAGCTCGTGTATTTCCAGTGGTAAAATATTTTCTTCTACTTCTAACTTTTCAGCTAAGTTGCTCATCATCTATTGCCTTTTCAAACGTTTCACGTAGCCATTCAAAGTCATTAATTTTTTTAAGGACTTTGGTATCATTACGATAATGTGTACCAAATTCTCTTCCTTGGTTTGCTCCTAAAATTGCAAACTTTCCGTAAGGACGGTCAGAACCACGTGTGCACCAAATATCCAGTCTGTATTGATTGTCTATATTATCACCGTTGGGAATAATACTACTTGCAAGTTTTGTACATTCTCTAAAAGCACTTTTCCAGGTGTCAAAAGGACTTGTATTAAATGCTGTAATATTTGAAATCTGAAACTTGGGAACAAAACTAGCACCAATAGTTGTAGTCATATCAACATTCCATCTCTTGGCTTTTAGTAATGCTTTTCTTGGAAATAATTTTGCACCGCCATATCCGTATACTAGATCATTTATAGGGTTACGACTGCGCCAAGTATATACACAATCTGTTTGTGCTACGTGACCATATTCCATTTTGTTAGCGTCAGGTCTAAAATTAAATCCAAAGTCTTCTTCTAATACAGCATCAGCATCAATTACATAGAAGTTGTTGGTTTCAGCTAGTTCAGCTGCAGCTTTGTGTGCTTCAAAAATACCTTTAACACCCTGTACACGCTTTGCATGTGGTGCATAATATTGTAATATTTCAAAATTTTCATCAGCTTCGGGCTCATGATAGCTGATTTGAATTACATCTAGCATTTATAATTTTCTCCACTCAGAGTATATTCTATTGCCTGTATCCCAACGGCAATCTATTATTCTACATTTATATTTTGTTGCCCAAAAGTAGTTGTCTTCAAATGTCCATGGAAAAAATTTAACATTTTCTACACCTTGCCATGGATGATCTCCTATGCCAGGATTTTGTCTCCATATTATCAATCCATCTTTTTTACATAGACTTGCTGCTTTTTCTACTTGTGCTTCAACATCGTCATATGAGCCAAAGTTTAAACTACCAAGGCACAACACATAGTCCCATTGATTGCCAACACTGTTGAAATCTTCAATACTTACAACTTCATCAGCTGCATCATTAGCTGGGTCGATTCCGTACAAGTTTTCAAAGTGCGGCTTTAGTAAATTGTATCCACAACCTACATCTAGTATACTAGCATTTTTTTCTATTCTGTCAAGAAGTTGCCAACCCGAATATTTAAATTTACTGTAATCAGGTTGCCAACTTTCTTTAAAATAATCAATTAATTTACTCATAGTCCAAGTTCAGGTTTAAACACACTTTCTAATCCTAGTGCACGAGTGTTAAATTCAACAAGTGTTGATAATGCTTCTAGTGTAATAAATGTCATTAACGTGTCACGTTGTGCATCTCCAGCGTCACCCATTAACCATTCATAGTTACCAACTTTTTCTAAAAACACTTGTCGGCTGGTTGGGTTTGCAGCCATGCGCTGCATTGCATCAACTAAATGATCTCGATTTGGATTATCTGCACTTACCCATAATGCTTTTTGTAGACCGTCACGAAAACTTTTAACTAGTTTATATGCATCGTAAAATTCACCACTTGGTGCTACTCCCCAACGCTGTTCAAATAAAATCTCAAATTGAAATCCAGGATAGTTTGGATCATCTGCATGACTGCCATCTGATTGTAAAATACCATGATGGAACCAAACTTCAGCATTTTCGTCACTTGCTACGTGCTTTAAATATGCTGCTGGATTTTCACGAGTACCGTTTAGTTCACCACGCCTAAATGCCAGTCGTCGTTCACCGCCACTCATGCCTTTGACCCAAGTTACATTTTCATTAAAACATGCAACGTATGTATCAACTGTTTGATCCGGACCACACTCTAACATTGTCATTGCAAATGCTTCTGGTACCATACCTGAACCTGCTGCAAATCTAATCTCGTCCATGTCATCGCCAACGGCTTTACCAGCGATAATATTTAAGTTCATAAGACCAATACTTTGATATTGTCTGTAATCGTAATCTACTTCTTCTTGTAGGAAACTTACACCGTTACCTCCGTGTGACACCATAATAACTTTATCGTCGTCACGCATTTCATTGTGCCAAGCGTTAAATCCAGGAATATCACGAGCGCCAGGAATGTGGGTGATTACAATATCTTCGCCGAGATACTTTTCTAGTTCACCTGCCACAATTTCTGCCCATACACTTGTTCCGCCGCCAGGCTTTTGTGGAACAACCATAGTATAATCAGCTTGTGCAGTTGTCGCAATTGCTACCAGTGCAATGCTGACTAATAGCTTTTTCATTAGCTATACTCCAATTTATTTTTGTTTGATATTCCATATACCAAACAGCCTACACTTAATAACATAATTGTTATAAAGATAGGTCTTGCTATTAAACTTTCAATAGTATACAACGATGCCAGTTGTATTGTCAAGTTTTCAATTCGTTCTGCAAGTATAAATGCAACTAATATTGCTGCTCTACTAAATTTAAATCGTTTTGCTAAGACGCCAAATACACTACAAATTACTAGCATTGCATAATCTTCCCATCCGCCTGTATACTGAACACATGCCCAAGTAATAAAAACCAACAATACTGGAAAATAATACTTGTAAGGTACATAAGCAATACGACTTATGTATGGTGTAAAGACCAAACAAAAAACGCCAACTATTACAGTTGCCCACATGAATCCATATAATAAACTATCAAAGAAACGATCGTCATATGCTAAATCTGGTGTTCCTAATTCAAATCCCAAATACATAAACAGTGCCATTAGTACTGCAGCAAAACTTGCACCTGGTATACCAAACAACACTGTTGGGATCATGCTAGTTGCTTTTTGTGCATTGTTTGCACCTTCTGGACCTATAACACCAACAATTTGTCCAGTACCAAATACTTTTTTTCTATGTGCTGCTACGGTTGCACCATATGCCATCCAGTCACTCATTGCACCACCAAGTCCAGGCAATAGCCCAACAAATGCTCCAATAAATCCACCACGTATAGCATCCCATTTGTATTGCCAAACTGCACGAATACCGTCCAGTGTTTGTGTGCGATTATCTTTCATTCTTGCTTTTGTTAGTTGCTTGTTTTTAGTAAATCCTTCTAGCATTTCCGGTATTGCAAATAACCCTGCTACAAACACCATCAACTGCACACCGTCAGCTAGATAGTCCCAGCCAAATGTAAAACGGTCTGCATTAGTATTGGGATCAACGCCAATCATTCCAATAAAAACACCAATTCCAATTGCAATTAAACTTCTAACCCAGTAACGATTACTAATAAATCCAACAGTAGCAAGTGCTAATATAGTAAATGCCCAAAGCTCGGGTATACCTAAAATCATAATTAGGCCAGTATACCAAGGAAGCAATGCAAAGGTAAGTGTTCCCCACAATATTCCGTTTAGTGTGCTAGTAACAATTGCAGAAGTAATAGCATATGTAGCCAATCCTTGTTTGGCAAGTGGATGACCATCTACAACAGTAGCCGCTGCACTGTTAGCACCAGGTATACCCAATAGTACACCAGTGTAAGTATCACCTGTTGTACTGGCTGCCACAACTGCCATACAAAAAATAACACCTAAATAAGGATCTGTAAAGTAACTCATAAAGCCAAACAAGGCTACCAATCCAGTGGTAGCACCTGCGGCTGGAATTATTCCAATTATTAGTCCGTACAACGTACCGGACAATAGTGCTAAAATTTCATTCATATATAAACGGGTCTTGTTTTTTTAATTCTTCTATACGCTTTTTAACTGCTTTACGCTTCTTATATTTTGTATATGGACTTATAATCCATCTCCAAACTCTGGTAAACATACTTGCACTCCATATTTTTCTGTCCAACGCTCGGCGTCCTCTCTTGTGTTAACTAATGGCTCGCCTTTGATATTAAGGCTTGTGTTTAACAACATTGGGCATCCTGTGTCACGATACCATTTTTCTAATAACATTCTTACGTTTCCATTTTCTATTCCAACGGTTTGTATACGACTTGTTCCATCATAGTGTATAATAGCAGGAAACTCGTCTGGCTGTTTACACTTAACAACAAATTGCATAAATGGAGAACTTTTAATTCCGGCTGGCATCTCAAAATATTCTTCAGCATGTTCTTCAAGAATCATTGGTGCAAATGGTCTAAATGCTTCTCGATGTTTAATTTGATTAACACGGTCCTTTACATCTAGTCCCCTAGGATCAGCAAGAATGCTTCTGTGTCCGAGAGCCCTTGGACCGAACTCTGCCCTACCGGCAGCGACGGCTGTGATTTTTTCTCTTTTGAGGTTTGTGATAATGTCTTCAAGTGGGTACTCTCCTTGGATGTTTGTTCCTGTGAAGGCATGTGGCATCTCCATAAATTCTCGTTTGTGTGCTAGTACGCAACCAATTGCGCTACCAGCATCGCCAGGATTGGGCATAATCCATACATTATCAAAATATTTAGTTGCTATAGGATTTGCTACACAATTGAGTACACAACCTCCCATTAGTACTAAATTACGACTATCAGTTTTATCTGCTGTAATCATACAGTATCGATCAAATATTTCTTCGTATATACGTTGGGTGGCTGCAGCGATGTCAGCATAGTCTTGTACACTGTTCAAGTCAGGACGCCAATCCATACATCCTCTATGACAGTTACGTTTGAATACTATACATGGATTTTGTAAACTTGGTAACTTATCAATAAAGTCAGCCTTTATAAGTTCATAATACCGGTCTGGATCGCCTATTGCAGCCATGCCCATGAGGATGTATTCGTGTTCCTGTGGCTTTAATCCAATACGTTGTGTCATAGCACTGTACCAAATACCTACACTGTGCGGATAATTTTGACTCCAACGCTTTTTTAGTTTACCTTTTTTCGTGCCTTCCCAAATACTGATAGTATTCCATTCGCCAATGCTGTCTAGTACAAGTACTGCAGCGTCACTAGTTTTAAAAGGATGTGTATAATAACCTGCGGCTGCGTGTGCTAAATGATGACTAGTACTAGTGCTTTTAGGTGCCTTAGGCAAGTATTTGCGCATATATGTAGTAGGTGATTGTTTGCGTAGTAGTGAGTACTGTCCTGCATAAAGTTGCCGTGTCTTTTTTAAGAATGTATTTTCATAAAAATAAATTTTATCAGGGTGCCCGTATTCCAATGCTTCTTTTATTAAATCTTTGTGTAAATTTTTGTCATTCTTTATGCGGCTATAGCGTTCACTGTGTGCTGCAAACTCTAATCCATTGTCGTTAAAAACTGCAAGACTAGCATCATGACTCATGCCAGTCCAACCCCAAGTAATCATATTTTCTCCTAATTAAGTACTACTATAATAGCATAAATATTTATAAATGTAAAGGGAAAAAGAATTGATTATATATGTTGACATCGATGGAACAATCTGTAGTGAGTTGTTTATTAGGCCTAAAAAACAAAAACATTATGAAGCTGCACAACCTTTCCACGACAGAATTGAAAAAATAAACTCACTATATGATGCTGGACATGAAATACATTACTGGACTGCACGTGGTGCTACTAGTAAAGTAGACTGGCGTGAACTAACTGAACGCCAACTAGCGGATTGGGGTTGTAAATATCACCATTTACATGTAGGCAATAAGCCGCATTTTGACATGTACATTTGTGATAAAAGTTTTAACAGTGAACACTGGTTTACTCAAAATTTGTATGAACAAATTCCTCAGCCGGAAACTCGCTAATCAATCTTTCAAAAATATATATAAATCCCAGTTCATGATAACTTTTCATTAACAGTGGTAGTTCACTTTCCTTGTACGCTATCATCAAGTCAACACTTTGACTAATACGACCATCTGGATTAAATGTAATGCACATTGTACGTGCACCAGTTCGATTGGCTATATCAATATACGCATAACTACTAGCTGTGTTACCACTGGCTGTTACAAAGATAATTAGATCACGCTCGTCAACACGTGGTACTTGCAAGTCCTCGCTGTGATATGCTTCGTGTCCGCTTTGTACAAGACGCTGCATAAACATTTTACATGCTAGTCCAACACGCCCTTTAGCAACAAATACAATTTTACGTGCCATTTTAATTTGATTTAAAATAGCTTGCTGCTTGGCTGGATCATATAGATTAACATAGTCTGCCCATACTGTGTCAAAGTTACTCATTGATAGCCTCGTATAAATGCTGTATACTGTACAAGAATAAAAACTTATTTAAATCGTCACTAACATTAAGCGGTGCCATGCTCAACCAAATACAGCCTACGCCCAGTTCAATTTTCTTTTTATTGTTTTTATATGTGTTGCTATCACAAAAGATATCTCTTCTAAAAGGATCGTCTAAATTAACATTAATAGTGTACTCATTGTCATTTGACAAAATTTTAAAGTCTTTTACAACACTGTTGTTTAAATGTAGGCTGTGATAAAATTTGCATATGTCATAAAAAACATCAGTAACTTCTCCTGCACGATGATCAATGTAATATATTCCACTATCGTACACAATAATGTTATCCAAGTTTAAATCACCGTGGCACTGACCAGACACTCCATTATTAAGTAGATTCCAATCAATACTTTCTAATACACGAATAGGGTCTACTAAAACGCCGTTAATTTTTATTGGACGACTAAACTCAGGATAATTCTTAATCATTTTATCAAAACGCTCGTATGTTTTAGTCTGCCACATATTTTTCGCAGACACTGGTCCGTGATTTTTAATACAATAAGACCACAAACTGTTTAAATTATCAAATAAATCAACAAAATCTTGACCACTAACGTTTGTTTTTCCTTTGATAAATTTATAGCTTAATCCATTGTCAGTAAACAACACTGGGTGTGGATGTGGGAACGTTTGATTTTTTGTTAAACTATCAACTAATGAATCAGTTTCAGACTTAAACAATTTAATGACACGATCATTGACATAGTAAATTTCCTGATGCGTTTTGTCTAATAAATCAAAATCATCTACAAATTGGTTCTGTGTTACATTTAAACTTTCTGTGTTTCCAACATCATACCAATCTTCCAAGTCTTGATGAACCAGGCTGTCAAGTTTTTTATATATTAAATAATCATTACGTGTAGCATCTATATTATGCAATGCATCATACCACATTTGAGAATCTTTAACGTATCCAATTCCAGCAAACGCTTTGTTATTAACAGTATCATAGTATTCCATGTTTTTTGGTTGACTAAAGAATGCTGTGTTTTCAGTAACAACGGGTATTTGTGTAGTCCAATTATCACAACTGTTTAGATAAAACGGAATATTACTATCAAACACACGCTTGGGTATTTGTCTTAAACTTGCAAACTGGCTTTCTTCCCAGTCAACAATATTAATAAATTTTATATTTTCATATTGACAATGCTCTATATACTGTTTAATATAACCCCCATTGTGACCAAGCATTATATAAATTGTTTCAGCATCGGGATAACTATCAATAATATGACTAAGCACAGCCTTTTTGCCAACACGAACAAGTGCTTTATGAAACTTACTATAACTGCTACTACGTGATCCAGGACCACTGCATGGAATAATAACGTTATACGCCATCTATTAACCTTTGCATATTCTCTTCATAGTCATCATTGAATATAATTTTGCTACCTGCTACTAACCGTATGTTAGGAGCATTTTCCCAGCGTTTGAGTGTCTCATAAGTTACACCACCATCTACTGTAACATAACGTTCAGTGTCTGTCAATGTTTCTAAATTGTAAAACGCTGTTTGTACTTTAATGCCAGGGTTGTATGCCATTAACAGGAAGTCGTCTACATCTAGTCGTTCGCATATACTGTCTATTTGTGCAATAGTATGGAAAGGTTTAAATGCAAGTTTTAATCTGGTGTCTCTACTTAAAAAATCTACACATTGTTGCTCACTATGAAAACTTTCGTAGTGTGCGTAAATTACATCTGCACTACTAGCTAATATGTCATTCCAAGCATTGCTGTTACTCTGTATCATTGCATGTACATCAATGTGTCCTGCAAAATGCTTACGAGCTTCGTCAATAGTTTCTGGATGTGTACCCAAACGTGGTACAAACTGGCCATCCATGAAGTCCATGTGTAAGCTCATATCGTATTTTGTATTACAATCTAATGCTACATATGTGTCACGTATACGTGGCCAACTGTCGCAAATATAACTAAGACTAAGTTGCATATTTTCTTAACCTTTCTACCATTTCCGGTGTCCATTCATACCATTCATATCTCCATTGATCAGTCAACAGTGTTTTAAAACTTTGTAATAAGTTTTCCTCAGATGTTTTTCCTTTAAAATCATATATAGTATAATTTTGATCTTGCAAAAACATCATGACAGTTGATTCCGGTATTTTAAACGGATTGTGTTTTGTAATTGGTTTTTGCCAGTCTGTTATGTTAGCATGTAGTGCACGTCTGTCAGGATCATCAAGCATCCATTGTTTAAAATATTTTCCAAATTTCTGTGCGCCTGTTCCATCAAAAGCATGCCAGTAGTCAGTTGCAGTTAAGAATCCTCTAATAAATGTCAAGCCTTGACAAAGTGCAAGTGGAGTCACGTCAAATCCTTCAAAATGTTGTACATGACTTTTCTCACCGTTTAGTTGATTATAGAACGCTGCTCTTAATAGTCCATGTGCAAGTTCCCACATTGTGGCACCTAAATGTATATCCCAGCGAATTCTCAATACAACACTGTTTTCTGTTAAACTATTAAAAAGCTCTAAATTGTCACTGTAAGCATTACAAAAATGAAGAAACTGGTTCATTGCTTGTGGTGTTTTTCCTAATCCTTGTGGTAATACATGACTTTTAAATTTAAAGTGTTCTTGCCAACTGTTGGCTTCATCATATGGATCAGGATAACTAAAGTTTACACTATCAGCAAAGTTCCAAACACGCCGTTGATAGGCTTCCCATTTATCTTTTTTAATGGGAATTTTACCACGCATTGTTGGAAGTTTATGTTTATCATTGCCAAATGAAATATCTCTAAACATTTCGTCACTGACTTCTCTAGCTTTTTGCCAGCGGCTGTATAACTCATCACTTACATGATCAACTCCATGTATTTTTGGAAAAAACGGATCAGGATCCAAACCAGCAATAGTATGATCTTCTCCTTCAAAATACCTATCGCTGGAATCGTATTCACCTGTTACACAACATATGTGTAATTCAGGACGATTATCTGGATGATGTCCTAAACGTTCAAGGTTATAACGGTTTTTATTTGTAACAGTACTACGATTATCCAATGTATAACGTATCTGATCTGGCACATTTCTAACCCAGGTTCGTGTAGAAACACCACGTGGTGATCCTACAAGCACAATTACAAACTTGTCAACTTTAAGTTTTAATTCATTAGTTGTATAAGTCATAATTTTCCCCGTGTTCTAACCATGCCCAATATTGATCATATGATGTTTTATGTATAAGATTTTCATTATGATCGTTAATTAATGTATAATCTTTTTGATAATTTTTTTGAAATTTATCTAGCATTGCTGGGTTTTGAATAATAATTTCATGAACACTTTCTTCCAAGTAAGGATGATTTTTTAATACACAATGAAATGGATCGCCTGGAGGCCAAACGTCAATTTTATCATAAACGTCATTCCATTTATTACTAGCTTCTGCAAGTAAATTTACTTCATTTAACAATTTATTTTCAATTGGATGTGTAGGGAATCGACAAGTTAAAAGATCTGAATATATAATACAATCAACACGAGATTGGCCGATAATATCAGCTTGATTTACCCATGGCCACGTGTTAAAATCAAGTACTTGATCAACAATAGATGTTCCCAATTGGAAGTATCCACTAGGATGTCCAGATATACGAGTTCCTAACCAGTGTGAATTAAATTTGTAAACTTTGCAAAATCTAACAAGTGGGTGTGTTAATAAAGTCCAAACAATTGTATCGTCAAGTACCTGTGGAGTTACAACGTAGTCGTCATCATCCAAATGACGTCTTAAAAATTCATGTTCGCTACTACTACATAATATTAAGTATGCAATGTTTGTAGTTTTATTAAGCACATATAATGGATAGTTGTGCAGCTCTTGCCACAGTTTTCGATCATCATAATACAAATTAGCATATGTTCTAATATTAATATCATTCTCAAAATCAGCTGAACAGTCATGCATACGTGGTTCTAATTCACGGCATTTGTTTAAAAACGATGGTAATGAATTAAAGATCATCAACTACCTCTGGATCAAAAATAAAGAGTTCATTAACACGAGCTTCATCCCAATCATAAAAATGCCAACGATGTAAATCTCTTGTTGTTTCTGTGCCACGTCGAAACATACAAAATGCAGGATATTGCCATCTCCAATGATTGGCTATTGGAATTAATGTAAATTGCTCTTCAATAAAAAATTTATGTATTAACCTTTCTGGAGTACGTTTCCATATACCATATCCATCATCTATTCTTCCTGCAACTTTTGCAACAGGGTTTGGTATTTTTGGATATTTTTCCACAGGATCATCAAATACCCATTTTCTAAAATTTCTAGCATAATGAGAAAATCCAGTAGGATCAAAAACAAACCAGTAATCAACACTGTCAACCAAACCTTTTAATACTTCAGTGCCGCCGTGTGTTGTAGTACTATACCCAACTGCTGGATATAAATCTATTAAGTTTCCTTCGTGCTCAACAAAATTATGTAAACTGTCTTTAAGTGGATCTTCATATCTATGTACATCTGAAATTTGTCCGGTTGTTCCAAGCATAAAGCAGCCCAATGCACTCCATAAATTAAAACGAGATTCAATGTTTTCTCTATGCATTTTTTGTATATCGTAACGTGTTTTAAAAATTAAACTATTCCTACTTAAACTATCAAAATATTCTCTATTATCATAGAAAACCCATTCCATAACCGCATGTTGACTTAACCAAAGTAAGCTATTTTCTTTAATATACTGTATATCATAGTTTTCAAATTCTGGACGATTGCGCATCCATGCTTTAAGATCAGTGGTATAGAGATGACTTAGTTCATATGGGTCATACCAACAAATTGTTATATTGTTAGCAAAAATAAATTTGTCATAGATATACCTTTCAACTAAATCTTTTTTAACTGGTATTTTACCATAAATTCTATCATCTCCAGAGCAATCATCAAAAAATGTTTTTTCAGCAAGATGATAAGCATCTAAAAGATCCATGTTACGTAATTTTGTATCACTTACTGGTAAGCCAATTCTTAAAGGATCAAATCTGTCAGTTGCTAACAAATGTCTATCTATGGTATCATGTGTCCATATGACAAAAAAGCAATCAATTGGTTTTTTAGGGTGTAATTTTTTTGCTTCCAAATAAATCGAAAGACTTTCTTTTTCCCAGAGTTCAGTGCCAAGATACCTGGGCTGTCCATAAAAAATAATACATACCCTGTCAACATTTGTATCAATGTATGTTTTTACTCTTTCATTAAAGTGAAATAGGTCAGCTTTTGCATATTCCTCGTTGGCTTTATGCATTGCTTTTTTTGTTTTTTCATCCATCATTAAGTACCGTTTTAATATATTTATTAACTAAATCAGCAACCTTTTCATGGCCATGTCTATCTAAATGTAACATACGATCCAAGGCATACAATTCACGATCTGGTATACTATCATATACACTAAAGTTTACACAATTGTCTGGATACAAGATAGTATCATTAATAGGAACAATTTTGTTTTCTACATTTTTTTCTGTTAAACTGTCCCAGGAAAATATGACATGAGGAATTTTTAAAGCATTGAGTTTATATTTTATACCAGCAATAATATGCTCAAAAGTTTTTTGTGTTATGTGATTTCCCTCATCATGAGCCAATGAATAATGAACAACTGCCATTGCCATTAATTCTTGCATTTGGTTTTGAGGCATTAACTCAAGTTTTTTACGATAAAAATCTGGTTCTACATATTGATTCTTTTCTATTTCATTTAACCAAATTGGTCTCTTTTGATGATCAACATCAAATATCTTATTCTGACTGCTTTCGTTAATCCAATTATCAAAAAGTTGATATATCATTCTATATCGTTGTGTCCAACTGTAGCAAAATCTTAAAAAAGTCCAATCTGTTGGCAATTGCCAATCCATGCCATCAAATTCATTTGTCAAATGATAATCACTATTGTTATCAAAGTACTGTTTACTACTATATAAAATATACTGATAATTTTCGTGGTAGTTTTCCCACTGACAATCAAGTAACAAATCGTGTTCAATATTTTTGCTTGTTGTTATAGTAGTTCTAGTTGAATATGTTATTTGAAATAAAACTAAATCAGGTTTATGTTGTTCAATTAATCGTTCGTATATGCTAGCATGGAAGGCCAAACTAGTACCAGGCACACTGGCATTAACAACCCGACAATTTAGTCGTTCGCTTATTAAACGTGGCCATGAAAATCTGGGATGAATAGGAACACTGGTGTCATTTACGTTTGCATCATTGTGGTTTCCGCTAGCACTAAAGCTACATCCTATTACTAGTATTGTTTTATTTTCCAACTACCTCAAACTCCGGTGTACAAAATATTAGTTTACCACCCTGATCAATCCAGTCTTTCATAATCTTATTAACAAATAATTCTTTAAAATGAAAGGGGAACACTAGGAAGTAATCTGCATCCGCTTTTGCATCGTCTTCGTGTACAATAGGAATACTAGTTCCTACAAGATATTTACCAATTTTATCTGGATGTATTTCTGCAGCACCAGTAATCCACTCTTCGTCTAAACCATAATACTGCATAATAGTGTTACCTTTGGTGCTAGCACCCATGATATAAATTTTCTTACCAGCATATGTTTCACGTGCCATAAACTCTTTTGTTACATCACGATTGTGTTCGATATTTGCTGCCCACTGGTCGATGACTTCACTGTTAATGTTTTCAGGATATTCAATACTACCAGTTTTACGATGTCTAATATACAGCTGATAGCTGCCCCCATTGATGTCGTTTTCACGTACATCAAATATTTCCAAGCCGTGTCTTTCCATAAGGTTAACTAAACTTTTGTAAGTATAATACTCGATATGTTCATGAATAACATTTCCTAAATCATTTGAATCTAGCATTGGTTTTGCAGTCATAAGTTGACAAAGCCACACGCCGTCTTTACGTAATATTTGTTTAACATCATTTACAAAGCTGTTGGGGTCGTCCAAGTCATAAAACATAGCAACAGTGGTAACAATTTTTGCTTTACGACTTCCCACTGTTTTACGCCAGTTATCCAAGTTAAAAAAATCGCCAATCATAATATCACATTTTTTCTTTAGTTGCTTGTGTATATTTTCTGCTGGGTCACAGCCAACACGTGTAACCATTTTTTTATTATAAAAACTTAACAACGTTCCATCATTGGCACCAATATCTAGCACAATATCATCTTGTTTTAGTTTTACTTCTGCACTAACGTCTTGGACAATACTCTTTAAATTATCCACAATTTTTTTGTTTAAACTTGACAAGTACCAGTAATTTTTATATAAGTCTTCTTCTCTAACTGTATGACTTAATTGTATCAAATCACACTCTTCACAATGCATTAGTGTAAGTGGCGCACTACCAATATCTGTATGTGCTCCTGGCATAAATGCATTAATTTTTAATTCTCCCATATCAAAAACTGTTTTTGATAATTCAGTACCGCAACTTCTGCAGTTTGTTACATGTTTTACGTTTGCCATTATTTTACTCCACTTATGTATTGTTTTGGCATAATCTCGATAGCACTCACCATTGGGGTGCCAATTGTCCAATGCTTTGCCGTAATTTCTACGCATCATTGACAAATATATTCCTGGTACATTAACCAGATTCCAGTTATTAGCTGGCAACTCTGTACGATTCCAATTACTGTCAGGTACCTGGACTAATTGTATAACTCTACATCCCAGGGTTTGCAAATACAGTTGCAAATGATTCATATAGCTATATAAGTTTATAACTTCTTCTTCATGATTGTGTATATGCTCAAAATAAAATGTTTTTATATCGTTTTCACTAACTTTTCCCAGTGCATTACGAATTCGATCTCGCCAAGTTCTATCAATTATCTCGCCTGGTAGATATGTTGGATTTAAATCTTTACGTTCTATTTCAGCATAGTTTTCTATTTTAGTATGTCTATGAATGTGTGTCCAAGATATAACTACTAAATCTCCGGGCTGATAGTCAGGATATTTAAGTGCATAATGATAAATTTGTTTGTTACTAAATCCTGATATACCACAGTTATCTAATTCTAAATTTTCCAATCTTGCTAACACTGCAGGCCATGAATCTTCAGGATTTTCTAATGCTTCTCCTAGTGTTAGACTACAACCAAACGCAACTAGTTTATTCATTCAATATCCTTTACATAACTTATATCTGGATATGTATAACTTCCTGCACAGTCGTCATTATACTCGGGAAGTTTAGCAAAATTATCTAAACCCATTTGTGCTGATTCTGGCGTCATAAAATAATGCCAACCCAAATGTGTTATATTATCTTCTTCATATGGTATGCTCATGTCTCTGCCATCATGTACTGCACGTTGTGCCCACTGATAAAAACTCCAGTTGTTTGTTAGTATCATGCCTCCACGTATTGTACTTAATATCTTTTTAAATTGAAAACTTAAACAAGTCGTTGTTTGCGGTTGCCAGCAATTTTTAGTAAAACGTGCAGCACTATCAATAACATTTGTGCCGCCAATACTATATGCACCGCTCCATTCTATATTTTTAAATTCTATATCAAGCCCCAAATGTTTGGCTTGCATTGCTACACTTACATATGTGTTTTTAGGAAGAACTATACTTGTTACGTTATTCCTATATTTTTCCCAGTACAAACTCAAGTATATCGCATGTGAACAACAATCTGTTGCAACTGCCCAGGGTGCACCAGTATACTTGGCTATAGTATTTTCAAACTCGTGTACTGTATCAAATGGGTTTGCCATTTTCATCTACCTTTACTATGGGAGGATCGCTGTCATGCCAGCGTTTAGTTAATAAACTTACAAATTTAAAATCTGTTAGTGCAATAAACGTATGCGCAGTTCCAATTGGTATACGTATACTATCGCCGACTTCTAATACACATTCGTATATCTTGTCACTGTATTCTTTAAACATACAGCGTCCTTCAACTACTGTCATATATTCATTAAAATGTGGATGATAGTGATAACCACGTGCATCGCCTTGCTTTGTAATCATCAGGTTCCACTCAACAATGTTTTCGTCAGGATAAAAGCTACGTATTGTGCCTCTGTGGTCTTCAAAAATTTCTGCTTCTAGTAAGTGACAGTTTTTCATACAAGTTCAATCCTGACAATTTTTCGTGTTTTTAGTATTCTCTGCCAGTCATATGAATCTCTGTTAACAATATTTCCCAGTGGTATTCTACCAATGGTTGCATCAGAGCCGTCCTTCTCATAACTACTTAGCCACGATTGAAAACTGTTGCTGTTATAAAATCCTTGTGTGTCTGTTAATGGGTCTATTTCAAATGCCCAACCGACTACACTGTCAATATTTGTAACATCATACGCTGTTGGATCATCGTTGTCAATCCATGCTTCACGATAATCTTTACCTAGTATACGTTTTGCTAACCACATGTCATGACGCTTGGTAGTAAACAAATTATTGTACTTTTCGTCCCAGTGAAATCTTAGTTTACTGCGATCTTCAAAAACAAAATCCTGATCCCAGTAAATGTAATTTCCCCATATCCATTCGTCATGTCTGGGTCTAGGATATGTGCTTTCAGTTTCATGTACAAGTTTGTTTAATTTCCAAATTAATCCAGGATATTGACTAATACTTGGATCAACTTGAACTGCAGCAATTGCTTCACTGTTGTCAATATGATAGGGCACTTGATGACTTGTACTAACAACCCATCTGTGTATTATATTCATCTGATGTTGTATATCAAATCGGTCAGTATAATCATAGTCATCAATGTTAATTTTAAATTCACTGGGTATGTTACAGCCCAGTACTTCTGGTATCATACCAATACCTTCTAATAAATTTTTGAGCTTTTCACGAAACATTTCTTCGTGGTCTGGACCTCCACCTGTAAGCTGTGCGTGTTCTGTTTCAGCAAGTTCAAAGTCAACAACATTATTGGCCCACCAAGCGACAAACTCGTTGTCTATTAAATCAACGTCAAAGTTGCTATCATCATCTAAATGTATTTTAAAAATCATAAACGCATACCTTCAAAAACAGTTTTGACAAGACGATCGTTTTCATCATTTAACATTTTAAAAAACTCAAATGGTAGTCCATGTGCTTCGCAAAACTGTTGACTTGCTAATACATCTTTTGGTAAACAAGCACCACCATATCCACGAAGTTCTGGCTTGACATCCAAGTATTCGTCTGGCATATTGTTGTTTGTTAAAAATGCTTCTTTTACTTTATCATAGTCTATGTTTAAACTTTGACACATTTCATAAAACACATTAGCAAATACCACACGTGTTGCATTAAATGTGTTATGATAGTATTTCATCATTTCAGCTTCACTAGGACAAACACGCATTTGACTTTTAGGTAAGTCTCCGTGACTGCGTACTACTGTATAGTAATGGTTTACATTTTCTGTACCAACAAGTAGTAATTTATGATCAAAAATAAAATCATATTCTGCACTACGCTCTTTTAAAAATTCTGGCACAAACACAATTCTATCACTGTAAAGATCAATTAAACTTTGTGTTGTTCCAGGTGTAACTGTGCTTTTGATAGCAATAACGCCGTTATAATTTGCATTTAACAATTGCTCTACTACGTCTTGAACAATATTAGTATCGCAGCTACCATCAGAATTACTTGGTGTTGGAACACAAATGTAACAAATTTCCGTATTAAGCACATTTGAAATATCTGTATGCATTGCAGTATCGTGCACATGTACTGAATATCCACTGCGTTCAAAACCCGCACGGCAGGCTTTTCCAACAACCCCTAAACCAATAATTCCTATATCCATTACTTTACCACGTGTCTAACTGTTTTATCAACTCTGTACATATAAGGATTGTTATTATTTTCAAAAAACACATCAACTTGATGTCGCAAAGTTGGATTAAATCCATAGTCATCAAAAATAATATGACGCTGTGTTCGATCATAAAAGTTTTTTAATACATGCATTGTGGGTTGAACTAGATCAACATCTATCCTTAATAAACTAATGTTACTTGGTCCATTTTCAGGTATAGTATCTTCCACTTTACCTTTAATGAATTCTACCTCGCCCTGATAGTTTACACTACTAATATTTTCTTTAACATCATCTAGGCTAGAATAACACCATGTTGTGCCGCTTCCGTCATCATAATGTCCTGCCTCAACAAACCACTCTTTCATATTTTTGTTTTCTTTTCCGTCCCAATGGTATACGTCAGAATCATCAGGAACAGGAACACCGTTATATGTATCATACATCCAAATTTTACGTTTATCATTTAAATAATTTAACGTGTCCATTATTAATCTACATGACCCGCCCATATACACTCCACATTCAACAATATCACCAGTTATATTATTTTTAACAATATTCTCTACTGTTTTAACAAGGTCATACAATGCATCTACACCTGTAACTGTATATGGAATATTATCATAAATTATATCTTTAATCCACTGGTCTTGTGGAAGTAAATCAACCAAGTCAGATAACGCTTCTTGATTGGATTTAATTAGATTTTCGTTACGTGTTTTTTTACTAATTCTCATTATTTTTCCATTTTACACTACACCCAAAACTAGGATTGGGTGCCCAATTAATTGGTTTGTTGGTTAGTGTTAAATCTAACGCATGTCGTAAACTACTACCATTTGGTACCATGTTGTTACTGGTATGACTGGGATCAAGTTCACCGTGATACACAATAATTCCATTTTTATCAGTTACATAAAATTCAGGTGTACACACAGCACCATATGCAACAGCAATGCTCTGGTCTTCATCAAAAATATAAGGACACTGTAAATCCCACTTTTCCACAAACGCTGGCATGTGCTCTGGTGCATCTTCAGGATTGCTATCATCAGTTTCAGGACTTGCATCATTGCTGTTTACTGCAACAATATTTACATCATGTTTATAATCTTTTACCAACTTACTGATTGCTGGCATTCTAAATAACACATAAGGACAATGATTACAAATAATCATTATTAGGTTTACCTGTCCTTCAACTGCAGGATAAAAAGCCTGTTTACCCAGCATACTATCGCTTGTTTTTAATACCATAACATATCCTTGTAAAATTTGTTTAAATATTCTTGAAAATATTTGTTTGTTTTTCTATTTTTATCTAACTGCTCTAACAGTCTATCGTAGTTAACACATTTACTTATTTTAAAATCTTTATCCCACTGCTTGGGCAACTTACTGTTTTGATAGTTTATATCTTCATATCTTACAGTGTGAAATTTTGGATATTTTTCACCAAGTTCGGCTAATTTTGCTGCCATATCACACATAAGGTTAATCCATCCTATTACATCGTTATCACAAAAATCTATCTTAATATCGTTTTTATCTATTTTAGGAGAATCATATACGTTATATTGTTTTGTTTGCTCCAAGAACAATCTACTTAGTATCCAGTCTTGTATTTCTCTAAGCAAAATTCTGCAGTCTGTAACATTATTATACATAAAGTCTACCACGCCGTGTTCGTCCCATTCGTTCCAGGGAAAATATCTATACACTGTTTGATAGTTTTTTAATTGCTGTTTGTATGACTCTGAAGAGACATCTTCTACAGTAACCATAAGTGCATTACCATGGGTGTCATCCAACTTTAATTCATTTATTAATAGTCCTGAATATGCAGTACTACCTGATCTAGGAAATGTTAAGATAAAGATGTTATGCATTCAGTAAGACCTTGTTTTAAACTAGTAAACTCGAATTCTCCTACATGCTTGATTAATTTTGTTATATCAGGTGCACGCCGTGGAGTACTTCCAGCTGGACTGTCATGTAATTTAAGACTGTCTAGATCGATTTCCATGAGTTGCATAATTGTGTGTGCTACTTCAAGTATACTTACTTCACGGTCAGAACCGATGTTAAACGTTTCTCTAGGATATTTTATAGCTTCTTGTGTTAGTTTTACAGCATCATCAATGTAGCAGAAACTTCTAGTATCAGTGTGTCCATATAAGACTGCTGACCCTTGATGTAATCTTTCAATAAATTCTGGAATAAAATGGTTTTGTTGTCCTGGGCCATATATATTATGAAAACGTAATATAGTATAGTCAGTGTCATTTTGTATACTATGACTTATAACAGCACTTTCCATTGCTATTTTTCCTGCAGCATAACACCAACGTGGATTAGTTATGTCTTCAATACATAGAGGAACGTCTTCAGATGTAGGCACATCAGCCCAGCCAAGATTAACTGTGCCAGCATATTCTTCGCTACTTCCTGCGTATACAAAATGTGCATGTGGATAGCGTTTAAGCAAGTTCATTGTTGGTGTAACAATACTATCTATAACACTAAATGGTGTACTGTAAAAGTTTTTAGTACTGTTAAATGCTGCTAAGTGTATAACTGTATCAATGTCATCAGGTAGTACGTCACATTGCTTTGCAACAGACAAATCTAAATTGTAGTCTGAGTTCATTCTATCTACTGTAACGCAGTCTATTTGTTTTCTTAAGTGTGATCCAATAAAACCATTTGCACCTGTTAATAACGTTGCCATTTGTATTCTCTTATATTTTCTATACCTGTAATTTCTTGCAACCTATCAATTATCACATTGATGTTTGTGTTAAGTAATTTGACTTTTTGCTCAAATGTTAACAATTTTTTCATTGTTACTTCAGCTGGGTTATCTAATATTTGATGTATATCAGATTTCATGTTTTCATAAGTTAGTGTCTTTACATCTTCAGGCAATGTAAACTTTGTAAACTTATCCCAAATGTTTTTATAGAACTGATAGTCTTCTTCTAGTATAGTAATACTACTATACACAGGTTGTTGCTCGTTGTCAATAATATTAAACACTTTACTAGTTCTTGCAAATATAAAACTTAAAAAATGATCTAGTATGTCTTGTCTGTATATAAAAACAACATGTGCATGTTCTTGCCACCATTCTACAGGCTTTTTATATATTTCAATCTCATCCGTAAATAACTTACCGCACCATGGTGTTGTTTGTGATGCAAGTTGCTCGGCTGTCCAATTGGGATAATTTTCCGGATTAAAGTCAGCAACATAATTGAGCTTTAATGTTTCAAGTATTGTCGTTTGTAGCCAACTACTGCCACATCTGGCAGGGCTCATAATTAAATAATTCATTTAAATATCTCTATTAGTCTATTGAGTTCTGCATCTCGATAAGTTGTAAAGTAATGTTGATAGTTATGTTCTAATATTTCTGACATGCGTTGAGAGTACTCGCTGTTCCAATCAATGTTATCTTTAATCCAATCTATAACGTTTACTGCCGCTTGTGCTCGCTCGTTATAGGTTGGTAACTCATCATATCCTTCGTCCCAAAATTCATCAAATGTACGGAAGCCATGTCGTTTCAGTTCTGCTAAAAATCTTCTGTCACCAAATATAATAAAAGGCTTTTTAAGTACAATTGATTTTGCAATCTTTTCATCAATATAAGGCTTTAAATCGTTGCAGTTATATTCACTAATAACATGCATCCAACAGTTTTTATATATTTGATCAAAGTCCAACAGTGCTTGCTTGCCATATATTTCTGGATCATGTTCTTTGTCCCAATAAGGATCTCGACACTGTGGTAGTTTTATTTCCAGTGTTTCGCCAAACATATTTCTTATTTCAGTACGCAAAAATTCAACAGGATCACCGAATGCATCGTTTTCATCATAAGCATGAAATGTATAGTGAGCAAAGTCTTCATTTAAAAGACCTGCTTTAAGCATGTAATAATATGCAACAATTCTATGATCTCGTGGACGACGGTTTAACCACAAAAATAATTTATCATGTTTGGTGCTTAGTTCAATGTTGAGTTTTTTTACTTCAGTGTATATACTAAAACTATAATTCCACTGATGTATAGGAAAATCATCATGTTGCTTTACATTGTCAGTATTAAGTGGGCCACTGAAACTAGTGTGCTCTAAAATTCCCAGCTCTTTTAATTGTGGATAAATCCAATTGTAAATGTCATATGTGTGTATACAACCAGTGTTGATTTCCTCATCAATTTCGTCCTCACGTCTGGTTGCCCAGAAGTCCTGCATTAAAAATACTAGCTTTGTTCTTCCAGCACGGATATCATCTAAATGTGTTTCAATATGTGGACGTATATTTTTAAAAACAGTTTTTTGACTAAAAACATTATCATAACTGTTGGGCATTGAAAAGTCTGTGTTGAGAATAAAAACACTTCTATCAATAACATCAGTAAGCACAGATGTCATAAACCCTGGCTTGTCATGCAAATCCTGGATCCAGTTAGTACTATCTGTTAATATTTTCATTTCCAGTGATCCTGGAATTCTGGGATGTAATTAAAAATACTTTGGTTTCTTACAAGATCAAGTTTGTCAGTTTCTTCAATAAACTTGTCCCACATTGCAGGATCACGTTGGGTGTTCATGACATGTTCTACTAAACTTACAATATTGTCTTTTTGCCATTTTTCAACACCTGGCCCTTCCATACCTTCAGTAAGTCTTTGGTATCCCAGTTGTTTGATTTCTTCTGGCAAGTGTATTGCATCCATGTATAGAGGCTGATTAACTTGAATCATAAACGGTAGTTTAAACCATTCGAACGGAAGTGTTTGTGTCCACTTAAATAGCTCTCCTAGATTTAACCAAGTTAAACTACTTAACGTACTGTGTATTTGCAGTATAAGTCGGTCTTGACCTATCTCTTTTTGCCATTCAGTAATTTTATCCAAGTTACGTAAAAATTTACTCCACTTTCCTGGATATCTAACATACTCGTTTACACCTTCAACTCCGTCACAACTAATGTTAGCTGCAACATGTTTAAACTCACGCCATAAGTCAAAGTTTTTATCTTGCAATGCTAACAAGTTTGTATTAAATTGTAAACTTACTTCATGTGCACGGCCACTATCAACAATACGTTGTAATATTTCATAGTACTTCTCATTAAACAATGGTTCTCCACCAAGCATGTTAAGATGTTTAACTGTTGGAATAATTTTTTCTAACAAACGTTCAAACTCAGGACTGTTGTACCACTCAAAGTCAACATCATCAACACGTGTGTTCCAGTAGTTTAGTTCAGGATGATTAACAATATCTTTAGCCCAGAGATTACTACTCCATGGATTGCACATACGACACTGGATATTACATTTATTGCCCAGTGTCATTTCCAAATATTCAATACTTAAATCTTGTTTAAAAGGACCATCTGATGTTTTTAGAAAGTAATTGTTCCAACTGTTACGATAACTGTCACCGCCACCATCTTCTAACACCCAACAACGATTACAAAAGTCATGTCGCACATTGTTTTCAATATCTTTTCTAAGTTCTGTGTGTGCTTGACCGCCTAGTAGTTCATCAACTGTTTCAGCATCTTTAACATTTTTCCATTTCCAGCCTGGCCACTTTTCATGATGAAAGTTATAGTTACAGCAAGGCCGAATTTGTCCTACCGGGTCAATGCTTAAATGGTTATAAGGTAAAACACAATATGTGCTCTTATGCATGTTCATGTCCTTTTTTAAATTTGGTTATATAAATGTCAGTACCACAGTGACAATGGCTCTTTGGACATATTATACTTTCTGGCAAGTCAAGTTCTAAGTTGGGATCATATAGATTTCCAACTGCTGGCATTACTCCACAACTTCCCATTTCAATATTACCTTCACAATTAATAAAAACACTTTCTGTTGGAATTAAACATTTCCATCCTTTAAAAAAGTTTCTGTTTTCTGCTACTATTCTATTGCAATTGATTGGTCGTTGTTCTCCATCGTCATACACTTCTAAACTTCCCATGCCATTAGCTTTAGCAGGTATATAACGTTTAATACTTTCTTCTAAATTTGTTTCTTCTAAGAATTTTTTGTGTGCAGGATCTTTATAATTGTATGGCCTGGTTGTGTTACTTAGTTCTTCGAATATAGGAACATACTCAATGCGCCAGTTTAAATCTTCATTGTTACATTCACTTTTAAGACGTTTACTAAACTCAATAACTTCATCCCAACATGGCTCGTGCATCATCATACGTCCACAAAGATAGTTGACACGTTCACTTAAAAACTTGTATATTTTTAAATAGTGATCAGTGTCTACATATTCTGGATGATAACTAGCAACAACATCGTCAAATAATTCAACATGCTCTTCCCACCAACTGAGCTTGTTACTCAAGTTGGTATTAATTGCAAATTTAACTTCTGTCATTCCTGAATTTTTTATGTGCTCTATAATAGGTATAAGCGGCTTCCAATACCCTGGTTCACCGCCACTAAAAAATACTTTTAGTCTAGTATAGCCTCTGCTCAATTCATAATCAATAATTTTGTCCAAGCCTGCTTTTACTTTACCAGCATCTAAATTTTTGTTGCTACCGTTCCAGTTCCATTCATTACAATAAGAACATCTAAAGTTACATAAATTACTTACTTGCCAAGTAATGTTTACAAATGGATCACCGCCTTGTATAATTTTTACTAGTTCAGACATTCCATTTTCCTTCGCCCTGCCATTCGTACCAGTAACTTAAATCCACCATACGGTCTTCTTTAAATTGCTCTTTGCGTTCCAAAAACTGCTCCATGTCAAAACTTTCCCACGGATCTCTACCATCATAAGTTGGATCACCTTTCCAAGCAAGTCTACGTGCTCTTACAGCACCATTACTATTATTGCCATAAAAGTTAACCAGGCCCCAAACCGGTCCCCAAGTTTCAGGAGCATAACATTCTATACCATCTTCTATATAATACTCGTCTTTCCACTTATAGTCAAGATGTGTTTGTTGATAGTCCCATTTAAAATCAGCTTTCCAATTACCATCATCATCTATGTCAAACAAATAAGATGCTGTTAATGGTGCTGCTCCACGTTCTCCCCACTCTTGCTTTTCCCATTCTGGCTCAAATAATAATTTTAATTTGTAACCACCACGTGCTCTCCATACAACTCGTAAAAACGGCCAAATATCATTTGCAATGCTGTTAGCAAAATTACCAACATGTCCTTCAAGTCCAGTGTCAATAATATTATAATCAAAGTCATGATAGTTGTAATCTATATCACGTGTAAAGTCAGGGTTTGTAAACTCAATATTGTAATGACGCTCACGCAAATTCCAACGTGTTGGCAAACTACAATCAGGATGCAAATCTGTTAGCAAGTCAGTAAAGATACTAAACATTTTTTGCTTTTGCATCTTGTGCACAATACTAGCAGTAAAGTCTTTTCTAATCCAGTGGTCGTAATAATAGTTACAGCTTAATTCAAATTTTTCCAAATTTTGGCCAACAATACTATCAACACCAACACTAAAGCCAGGCCCTTGTCCAACACTCATTAGTCCCAAGTTTCTTACACGCCACATAAATGTAAGTGTGTCTTCAAAGTCAACTGGACGCTCTGTTGGAAAACCGCAAATCCAACTAGTGTTTGCACTTATACCAACTTTGTGTCCATCTCTAAAGTTTGCTTCCATTTCTTCAATAGTTACTTTTTTGTCCATGTCATCAAGTACTTTTTGACTTCCACTTTCAATACCATAACTTAAAACTTCGCATCCGCCATCATATAATGCTTGCATGTATTCTAGATCCATACGACCATCACAACGTGCATAACCACTCCACTTAATGTCCATGCCTTCACTTTTGACACCTTCAACAAATGCACGTAATTCACGTAAATTGCCATTTACTAAACTATCAGTAAAGTAAAAAACATTTGTACCATAGTTATCGTACATAAACTTGACTTCTTCTAGTGTGCTTACTGCAGTACGTTGTCTATATTTGTAGTAGTGTGTTTCCTCACAAAATGTACATTTAGCAACACACCCACGGCTAATAGCACACAATGCACCATTTGGGAAACGATACTTGTCCATTGGAAAGTCTGTATAGTCTGGAAATGGCATGTTACTTAAATCCAGTCTACTTTCTTCCGGTTGACGAATAATTAGAGTATTGTCTTTACGCTCAGTATATTCAATTTCTTTACTACTTTCGATTTCATCTAGTAGTTTTAATAATGGCTTTTCTCCTTCACCATTAATAACATAATCGTAATCTTCTCTAGGAACAAAATAACTGTAGTGTGTATTGGGTCCACCAATTAAAATCTTAATGCTACTATTGCGCTCTTTAAGTTGTTCTATCATATAATGAACACTTTCAATGTTACAATAGTATAAACTGAATCCAACTACATCAGGACCAAACTTTATAATATCGTCAATAGCACGGTCTAAAATAGGCTGTACAAATTCATGTAGCTCGTTCCAGTATGTTTCTCCGATCCATTTCCAATCGTATGGACCATGCCAGGGATTTACATCCAGTGGCCATTTTTCTTCCATGTATGCATTGTAACTTTCAATATTTAGGTCATAACTTTTACATCTATATCCTGCACTTTTTGCAATACCTGCAAGTTTTGCTAAGTTGTATGGTGGAAACTCGGGGTTCCATTCAGGACACATAACAAAACATAATGTTGTTTGTCTATTTGTATCATATGAAACATCTATTTGTTCCAGTCCTCGCTGCGGACGACTTGCATACTTTTGCATAACTGTTAATGTTTGCGTACTACGGTCTTCTTGATATGTGCCAGTATTTTCGTTCATATTAATCCTTGAATTCTTCTAAAAATTTAAGTTCAGGCAATGCTTCATACCACTTTTGGTTTCTAACACCGTCCCACAGTTCCCATTCACGCAGGGTTTCAGGCAATAAGTAAGACAAGTCTTGCTTGTTTAAAAATTCTACTGTACCACGTGCACTTGCATACCAATTTGGATCTTTTGTATTTTGAAAGTCTGGGTGTTTAGATACAACGTCAATATAGTTTTCCCATTTTTCAGTGACTATTTCTTTAAAGCTACTTGGCAAAACTTGCATACAGAAGTATTTGGGATCAAGTAAGTTATTGAGCCTAAACCCATCTGGCGACACTAGTCCTTTATGTAACCATTCCATATGGAAATCTGGCAAGTGCCATACATTCATCATACTAACTGTAGGAGTAATAGAAAAGTCTACTTCAGGTGCTTCTTTGAGTAGCTGTTCACGGTTCTTAACAATATCGTTCCATATAGTTCCGTCACGTATGTACTCAGCACGATCCCAACAACCATCTAAACTTGCTGCTACGTTAACAGTTTTAAACTTTTTCCACAAGTCAATAATATTTTGACGCTTGTATTCTAGTTGGCTAAAGTTTGTAGTATAGTTAATAGTAATATTTTCACTTTGTCCAGTTTCTACCCAGTGATTCATAATTTCCCAGTGTACGTCTGTAATAAGTGGTTCACCACCTGCCCAGTAAACTTCTTCAACTGTGTCTAGCAATGGCCAAAGCTCGTCCATAAAACCGGGCTTATTTTTTAATTGTAAAAATTTAGCCTTAGCAACATCTGGTGCCACGTGTCCAAACTTTTTAATGTAATCATCATACCACATTGTGCTAAAAGTAGGACTACATGTACGACATTTCATGTTACATAAGTTACTAAAACGAAAGTCCATGTAACCAAAGTTAGGCTCATTGTGCGTACCATCTTCAAGTGTGTCAGCAGTTTTATCAAAATGATGACCAAACTTATTGTTTAGGTTTTTTCTTAGTGTATATGCATCTGCATCTGCTTCAAGCTCATAACATCTTTGACATGTTTGTGTTGGTTTGTCTTCAAGCATGTTTTTTCTAAGTTTACGAGCAAGTTCACTATTCCACAATTCATTAATTGTACTCATGTTTGTGTTGCCGTAATCATCTAATGCTGGATCACTTAAACAGCAAGGGAAGGCTCGTCCATTTGGCCATACGTGCATATGCACCCACGGCGCCATACAAAAGTTTTTGCTCTCTTTGAGCATGTAGTTTTTATCTATCATTTAATACCTTACTTGCCAAGTCTTCTTCGAAGGTTTCGTACCAGCATGAATTTTTACGGTTTCGATCTAAAGTGTCGCAAAACTCTCTAAAACGTTTGCGCAATCTATCACTATTTTCATTGTCGTAAAAGTCGTTTTCTAAAAACTTGATTACTTGTACTACTCCGTGTTTCCACCATGCGCCATGTTTTTCTTCTTCATTTTGTAACAAGTCCTCTAGTCTTGCAAGAGCTTCTTCTCTGTACTCTTTTTGAACAATACGTGCATCTAGGAATGATGTATTATCCAACAATATAGGGCTCCAAATATAATGACGGTGCTTTTCATTTTCATGATAAGATCTATGTAAATTAATCCACTTAATTATTTCAGGAACGCTGTTATAATTAAATGTTTGGAACACTGTGTAGTGTTTAATTTTCCAGTTAACCGGAAGAGTATAGTATAGTTTTGGTAAGTTCTCTTCGATATGTTCCCATTGTGTTGGGTATCTTATATAATGATTCTTATCATATACATCATCAATACTTATCTGTACTTCGCCGTGTATAAATCTAGACATCGTACTATAAAATACTTCATTGAATTTAGTTAAGTTCGTTGTAAGTGCAATATAACATCTATTATTACCAGAGTCTAAGATTTTTTGCATAATTTCAATATTTTTTTGTATTAGTGTTGGTTCTCCTCCAGTTAAATACAAACGCTTTAACTTGGGTGCAACCTCATCAATTGTGCGCTCAAACTCTTCACTTTCCCACCATAACCAATTGCTGTTGTCAGACATGTCTAATTCATAATTCCAGCTGTCTCTTAACCACTGTGGCAAGTCAGGGTCTTTTTCTGTAATGCGGCGTCTTTCATCTGCAATGCGGTCACTACTTAAACTCCAACAACTGTTACATCTAAGATTACAAAAATTACCCAATCTTAATTCTAAACTAGTTGGAAGTTCAGGAGTTTCGCTAAACTCAACTGTCTTAACATACTCATCGTCGATGACTTTAAATTCGTGCCACCCACTTTGTCTAGGACTTTGTATTCCCATGTCTTCAAGTTTCCAGCACGTTTTACATGCTCTGGGACGTTCACCTGCTAACATTTTCTTACGTATTTCTGTCATGTATTCCCCATACCAGATATCTTCAATTGCAGCGTCTTGAAAATTAAGAGCTACACCGTCTTTATCTGTGATGTGAGTGTTATCGGGAATAGCGCAACACAACTTGATACTTCCTTCAGTGTTGCTATTCAAGTTTACGAACGGGTATATACATAATGTACTCATATTTTATTCTTCAATTCCAAATTTGTCAGTTAACTTGTCTTCATAATATAATTCAGTAGGTGCGTTGCTGCTTTTTCTTAACTCAACTATATTATTGGCAAGTGCCGGATAGTGCCAAACAAAATCATCGTCCCAGTGAATTTCCACAGTGTTTTTTAGTTTTACCATTTCATCTTTGCAACTTTGATTATAACTCATGTTTTCAATATCTTCCAATCCCGCACAAATTTTATAGTACGGCTCCATTTCTGGAAATATATCTAAAAAGTTAGTACCACGTCTAGCATCTGTTTCTTTGATAAACAAAAACCAATTACGACGAGCATCGTCTACTTGTCTTGGCTCTAAGTAATCATCACAATCAATTTTAGCACGACCCTCTACAATACTTTCCCAAACTTTAATTACACGATCCCAGGCACGTTGTTCTTCTTCAGAAAAGTATTTACCATAATAAAAATCATGTGTTTCTGCTGGATACTTGTTCCAGTTATTAACCCAACTGTGCTTGTATATAAACTTGGTAGTTTCTTCAAAGTAAACAGCATATTCATCAGGTAGTCCGACAAGCGTCCAGTGATTGGGCTCAGTACAATGTGGAATATCAAATGACAAGTATGGCTTATGACGTCCTAGTGTAAACTTTTCTCTCCATTCTAAAATCTTTTTAAGAAAAGCTGTATAGCTTGTAACACACATAATATTAAATGTGTTCATAATCTGTATGCCAGAAAATTCAGTACTTGGGTAATGATTTAAACCTAGCATTATAGTTTCTACATTTTTTTCAAATAAGTCACAATCTAATCCACTGCGAGCATATTGTGCACGTTCTCCCCAACTTTCAACACTGCTAAACAATGCAAACTTTTTAATCTTTTTGTTTTTAAGAATACTGTCCATTTTTTTAACAAGACGCTGCACTAGAATATTTTTAACATTTAGATTTGTGTTTAACTGAAAAATCATATCGCTACAATCGTCTGTTTCTTCTAGCATATCTAAAAACTTCCAAGTGTTTTGTTGCAGCAATGGTTCACCACCAGTTAAGCGTAGCACTTTCAAATTTTTGCGTAAATCAGGCCACCATTTCCAAAAGGCTTCAACATATGGATTTTCTTCTTCTGGATAAATCTTTTCTTCAAGTATCTGTAAGTGTGGAGCACTTTCGAACTTACCAAATAAGTCCATTTCTTTCATCCAAGCACTACTTGCTTTAGGATGGCAGTATGCACACTTCATATTACACTCGTTACCAAAGCTAATTTCCAAGTATGTTGGATCATAGTTGTGCTCGTGTCCATTTTCTAAAATAATTTCATGTGCGTTTGGTGTTAGTAGTATTTCATTTTTACTTTTAATAATGCGATCACTGAGAACATCTGTACCAATATCTTCTACACGCCAACAGTAATTACACTCTTCTGGCCTGTCACCACAGAGCATTTTTTTACGCTGTTTTTTCTTGTGTGCACTATTATGAATAGCACTTGGATTATCTACAATTTCATCTAGTCCCACTTGGTGTGGCAAAGGATGATAACAACTATGTGTTTGCCCACTTTGCAAGTATAATGTGCTAGTAAAAAACTTAGCTGTACACATAGTATCGTTTTCGTAAATCTTTTGCATACGAACACGTTCATTATGATAGTCTATGTCTTTATACATTATAATTCTCGCTCCAATTATCCATCAAATTACTAAACTCAGGAAAAGATTTATTAAAATCTCTTCCTCTTCTTTGGTCATAATCTCCAAAAAACCTAACAAAGTTTTCCTGTGCTTCATTAAGTTGTTCTTCATTATCAAATCCATTTTTCATGAACTCTAAACTGCGATCAAATCTTTCAATCTGATGCGGTTTAAATCCAACCCAACGACTATCTCTTCCTTTGTCAGTGTTTGCTTTCATATATTCAAGTGCACTATCTCCATAATGCCAGTACTCTTGTGGTACCAACTGTAAACTTTGCCAATGTGGATAACGTAACATAGGTGTGTCTAAGAAAACTTTATGATGACCGTATACTTTTAAACTACCATCTGCTTCACGTCTAGTTTTACTTACATTGTGTGTTTTTTGTAATTCAATAATACCTTCAAGAAGTTTTTGAATGCTAGGCAAACTTAACATGTTAAACGTAACAATAAAAGTAACAAGTCCTTCATCAACTCTGGTTAGATAGTTATGTACATTGTTCCACATACGATCAAAGTCCAAACCATCACGCATGTACTCGGCTTGTTCTCCCCAACCATCAACACTAACAAACATTCTAAAACGTTTAACTTTGTTAAACTCGCTGATAAAACTAACTTTGTCTACAAAATTGTTCCACAGTTTTTCAGGAACACTTGCATTTGTAGTAACTGCAACTTCCAAATCCTCTCTTCCGTTTTCAATAATATAATCAAGTACACGGAATGTATTACGATCCATTAGTGGTTCACCACCAGTCATTCTAAAGCTCTTTAGTTTTGGATATAGCTCAGGCCACCATTCCCAAAATGCATCTACATATGGATTGGTTTCACGATTGGGAATAGGATAGTGACCGATTTGCTTAAAGTAGTCAATACTATTATGAGGAACAATAGTATTATACGGACCATTTTGTTCAATATCTTCTGCCCATTTTGAACTCAAGTGTGGACTACAATAGCTACATGCTAGGTTACAAGCATGATTAAAATTAATTTCCAAGTAACGTGGTTCAACATCACCGTCTGCGCCTGCTTCCAGTGCATCTTCCCAACCTGCGGCCGCCCAGGGTTCACTACTACGGTAGTGTCTATCACTAAGAAATTGTCTATCCATTTTTTCAATATTCCAGCAATAAGAACAACCATCAGGCTGTTCACCTTTGAGCATCATAGCCCGCTGTTCTTTTTTCTCTGGAGTATTATGCAGTGCTTTTGGATTATTTTTTACTGCACCTGGCTTAATTTTATGCACAGGTGGCAAAAAGCAACTGTTAGTTAAACCATTAGTTAGATGAATACTTGACCATAGCCACTTAGCCATACACATGCTAGGGCTAATCTTGTCTAAAACTGGACGTATTTGCTCAGCGGCGGCTTGTGGATCTATACTCAAATCATCTGGAAACTTTGGTTTTTCTTCTTCAATTGACATATTAGTTCTCTATTTTATCATCGACTTGGTCTTCACGTACTTGTGGACCAAGTCTGCTTGGGTTACGATATACAGTTTTGAAAAATCTAGAACCTTCCCATCCAATATCAGCAATTTCCAAATCAAGTTCACTACGTAATTCTTTACCTATACGAACAGTCTCATTTTTAAGTTTTGTAATGTCCCAACTATAACCAGTGCGTGGACACAACTCTGTACCGTCAGCAAACTGTGGTGATAACTCTTCATTGAAATAATTAGTTAACCAATCAAAATCACGAACATTACGCCAGTCCCAATCATGTCTTTGGACATTTGTCATATAACATCCTAGTCTTGCACCATACATTGCCCAAAGCCCATTTGTTGTATCTTCTCCGACAGTCATCCATACCATAAGACGTCTATAATTTTCTCTATGAATACGTTTTAAGTTGCTAGGGTCTACAACATCACCGTTTTCCAATCCCATCTTAACACCTTCACGGAACCCAGCTCTCCATGCTTGTAGTGGACTTCCATTATTGTGTACCCAACTGTACCAGTTATTCATTTGTACATAGTGAATGTTCCAACAAAAGTCTACCTGTGCACGTTTATCTGTTACTGGCGCTGCTTCATGTGTACGCATACGGTTAACAACATCGACTGGCCACATTTTAATACCGCCGTTGCCGTATACTAAACCATTAATTTTGTTTTTTGCTGCAAAACTAATAACATGATTGTCAGCAATCCGATCCATATCAAGTTCAATATTAAAAAAATCATCGTTAACAATATTATCAGCATCAACTGTAATAAAACGATCTGTTTCGCTTAGTGCTGCAGCGGCTTTGTGTGCTGCATCGCTGCCCCATACTCCATGACTACGTTTAGCCCATGGGCATTTGTCTAACAAGTCTGCATAGTTTTCATCAGCATTGGGCTCGTCGTAACTGATATACACTATGTCAAATTCGTTAATACTTACCAGGTTTGACATATTCTAAATCCTCATAATTAAAAGTCAGGTGCTTGCCTTCTTCGCCGATTAGTAATTTTGATGTTAAAAGATCGGCGTTTGTTTTAACATAAAGTTCTTTGTACTCTCCTAACTCGGATAAGGGAAGTACAATTTGATCCCGTAATTCAAATGGCGAGTTTCCAGTAATATATATTTTTATATTACTATAAATTTTAAACTCATCTGGATCTTTAAAATTACTTCTAAAAATCCATCCTTCTGTACTTTTACTAATGTAAAATGTAGACTCCTTGTTGTTTGCTGTAATAACGCAGTGGTTACGCCTTGAATTTTTACGTCTAAGATACTCTACATTAACATAGTTTTCTTTAGATTTCAAGCCATAACTTTTAAAAATTCTACGTGTTAAAATATCAATGTTATTCAGTCCGATCACATTTTGCAAGTCGGAAAGGTTAAACAATTGATACCCTTTGTTAATTAAATCAATGGGATCAATTTTTATTGTCTTAAGAAGTTTGAGTGGATTATTTTTTTCTGTAATGTAAAAGTATATAACACTGTTGTTTACATTTTCTTTTTTAGAAAATTTTCTATTAGCACGTCTACCAGTTAACTTCCAAACAGCATCATTACTGATGTTAACTTCTAGCATAAAACTGTTGATATATTTGATGATATTGATTTCTCGATCAATTGTCAGTGGTATTTCAGATACTTTACTGAGCTTGTCTTCTTCTGCTTTAAGACGCAACTGTGCTGATTTTTCAATTAGAACAGTACCATTTGGTGTGTCACTAATAATAAACTTTTTAGGGTTTAAGTGTCCCATTAAAAGTTCTGCTGCTGTGTTGTCTTCAGTCAGTAAGTGTGGATTAGTTGACGCTTTATACTTGTTTGTTATGTTAATGATCTCTCCAGTCCATTCATCATAATAAATGTAGTATTTAGGAAGCGGTTTTTCTCCTACTACTGATATCAATCTTGGTTCTGTATTCATTAATAATATCTTCGTTTATAAAGTTTAAGTCTCTAAAATGTACAATGCCTGAGCTTATAATGCTATTCTCGATTATAAGTTTGCGATTTTCAGGAAACCAGTAATTTAAGACTTCAGTCCATTCATTAGGAACATCATTGTTCCATAACCATTGACTTGTTATGTTTAAATCATAAAAGTTGTTAATGTTTACTTTTACTTCTTGTTCAACGTCAAGCAAATGTGTTACTATATTACATAAAATATTTTTACTAAATGTTGGAGGTTTTTTTTCAGACATTAGGTTTGTATAAATCTCTCTCCAGTTTTGTAATACAGCGTCTGCCATTTTAAACCATTCTATAGCAAGTTTACTATCACGCTTGAAGTAGATTAAACTATTATAAAGTTTTGGCATGTCATAGTTCGACTCATACTCAAACAAATTTTGATTTGCATTTAATAGTCCTTGACGATATGTACGTGCATATCCTGGAATTGCAATGTCATAATTACTAAATGTTTCCCAAAGCAAATCACAGTCAACATTAATAAAAATAGTGTCAAAGTCAACATATATTGTTTCTTCATATGGACTAGCATGAATCATTTGCCAAACATTCATGCCATGAAAACCATCTTTATATGCACTGTTACCAAATGGCAACTCTGTAACATAATCAAAAACTGCTGAATATGCTTTAGGTAATTCTAATCCTTTGTCTATCACAATACACAAACTTGCTTCTGGGTCAGACATTTTAATACTCATAGCAGTGGTGTATGCATACTGTAACATGTCATGATCTGTGTTAATTGCTAGTAAAACAAATCCTCTTTCGCTCATAACTCCCACCCCATTGTAACATTGTCAATAATATCTTGGATATGTCTAGATATTGCAAGTTTGTTCATTAGATGTAAATTAGTATTTTGATACCTAGCTAGAATGTTTTTCCATTGCTCTTTTCTATTATGACTTAAAAAGATTATATCATTTGCGCTTTTAATTTCAATAATGTCATCTTTTTGATCCATATTGATTAATGGAATTCCGTCAAAGTCATGCACAAAATTATTTTCATTAAAACCATTTAATATGTGTGCTGCAATACTCACACAGAAGTCTGTACGAAATAATCCAGGAGGAAACTGGTATAACAGATGATAGTAATCCCAATTTTCTTTAACATGCGCCCAAATATCAAAAAATAATTTACTTTCAGGACTTTGATCAAAATAAACAACTGTACTCCACCAGTGATGAATTCCAGCATCTGAAAGTTGTTGTTCGTTCATATACGGTGGTTGACCTTCCAAGTAACGTGCATACTTGTGCATACCAACTGAAATGTCAGTATCAAAAAGATATGCATAATCATTATTCATGATAAAGTAGTCAGTATCAATCAACATAGTCTTTTCGAAAGGAGTAAGTTCAAAAATATCGTGCTTGTTACTGTTACTAAATTGTGTACTAAATTCAGTCCATGGGCTATCAAAGTGTCTACGTGGATTGCTAGGATGGTCAATATCTTGTGTTATAACAGTATCAAAACATTTGTTATGTAAGTTTGCTGGTAATGAATCTTTAAGATATGCATATGTGCCATCGTCAGTAATTAGACAAGTTTTCATTCCAGGCATGTTTCTTTTTACATATGCCGCCGCTGCATGAGCAAATTGAACATAATCCATTTTTTCATTATTGTATGCAAACATGCATACGCCACGTTCTTCTTCGCTCATTACCAATCCATAATTTTCTTAATATTTCTTGCTTTTGTAATCTTATCCATTTGTACTTTATATTCGTTTACACCTTCAGTATATGCACTTATTAATGTATCTAAAAAATCTTCAAGATCTTCAATTTCAATTGGATTTTCTTTTGTATCTACAATAACACTTGACTTCTTTTTTACTGAAACCAATGATTGAACAAAGGCAATTGTTGTTGGGTTTGCATTAAAAGATCCGCCTTTATAGTGAACTTTTTGCAAGTTTTGCATTCTGGAAATAACGTTACGTTTTTGATTAGCTAGTGTAGTACGATAGTTTCCAAATTCGAGGGCTTTTTCTAGTCGCTCGTCCATGAATTTCTCCTATAGTTATATACTACTATAATTATTTATCAATGAAAAGTCAAGCAGTTTTATTGATCTTCTACATAATCAGGATCAACATAATCGCTTTCTAAGTATGTGGCGTCAAACACATCAGTAAAGTTTGTAACAATAGAAAAAATAGGTTCTGGGTTGACGTCAAATCTGGCAGGTTCATTACCTCTTTCAATAACATCGGGCATAAGGTAGCTAGGTGTTACATCAAGAGTACCATCAGATGGTTGATTAAACGCTGTATCGTCTAATGTAATTTTTAAGTCAACGTCACGTCCATTGTTTGCCCACTTGCCATATAACTTCAAATAACGGTTTGCATATGTACTATACCCACCATACCCATATCCATAACCATATCCTGAACTATAAGCGCCAGACATAAAAGGACCATCTCCAAGTGGATATGCACTTTCAAATGCTCCATCATACACATATATACCAGAAAAATATCCATAACCATAACCATAACCATAAGCACTGTGATTATCTGGGATAGTTACACCGCTACTTGTAAACAATAATTGATATTCGTCTGTTAAATCATAAAACCCCTTGCCTTCGCTAGTACCTAACGTTCTACTACTACTTTGCACAACGTTGTTCCAGGTTAAACTTAGTACACCAATTTCATTAACAATATCTGCCCAGTTTAAATAACCAGCAGTTGTACCTCCAGACATTTCCATGTTTAATCTTAGCTGTCCGCCACTGTTAAAAAAGTAACGTGCATGGTTATAGTTATTGAATGTCCATCTGTGTTCACCGTATAATAGTCCATTCCATACAGCGGTTTGTCTGTATGGCTCTGCACTGGTATCTACCAAGTATGAACTTGCATTAGTGGGATCAATTGTTAGATGTGTGTTGTTAGTTAATATACTAGTATCAACTTTGTTTTCTACAACATTTAAGTCTTCAGCACGTATAAGGGTTCTTTTAAGTACATCAACTCTATTAGCAGGAACATCGAATACAAGTATTGTATCACTTAGATTAACATGGTCAACCATAATATTTGTACGGTCAACCAAACCCTGTAAACGTTCTGCAGTAATTAATGTTCCTTCAACAAGGGCATCATCAACATTTACTGCACCCCATCCAAATTTATGATTTGATCTATCAGCATCTGTCACCAGAACAGTACTATACTTGTCACCAAAAATTTTGTTAACAAGTTCAGCTACCGTATTGTATTCTGAGGCTAGTACTAAGGTACCTGCTGATACTGGCATGTTACTTTGCTCCTACAACTATTTCGACTATACCTTCACCGACGTCTGTTTTATCTGCAAGAGCTCTACCAATAACCAAACGGTAGTCTAAAACTCCGGCTCCACCATCTGCCATGGCATGACCAGGGGTATTACTTGAAACTATCCTTTGTCCTTTATGAATTTTACCAACAACTTTACAAGGCACACGACCAGCTAGTGCTATATATGGGTGTGTAGCATCTGTGCCGGCTGCACTATTCATTTCAAATCCTGGCGCAGTTGATACTACACCAAAAACGTATTCATCATTTGCTTGTAAACTTTGTGTTACTTCCTTAGCACCACCTAAAATCACTACTGTACCTGGCTCATATTCTTTGTCTGCTTCATAGCGTTCTGCAAGGTCAGCATATTCTGCACTAGTTGCTGTACCTCTAAATTTATAATTTGTGGTAGTGTTCATGTTTATTCCAGCTTGTATAACTGGAAATTGAGTTGTTAGTGCTGTGACACCATCTTCTAAAAACTCTGTTGCTGCTGGTGTCCATGCTACTGTATCATCAACTGTAATAGCAACAATATTATTATCCACAATTGTCTCAATAGTATAATGGCTAACACCTAGTGTGTCAAGTCTTCTTCTAACTGAATTTCTTGTATTTCCAGCAGGGTATCCAATTGGATACCAATTACCACTTTCATACAAATAAAGTTGGCTTTCTGATGTATCGTACCAAAGTTGACCCTCTGTAGGATTGTCTGGTGCCGAATTTGCTGCAAAGTTTTCTAACAGGTGCATCATATTTTCATTTAAATATTCACCAAACCTGTTATAGTTTTTGCCAATTAATTTTAAACTAGTACTAGTGTTTACTGTACCGTCGTTTACAACTATTGGCGTTTTTCCGCTTTCTGAATAATCTACTGTATATGGCATCTCTTTTCCTATTAAACGTCACTATAAGATGTACGCAATCTAATTGTATATAGTACTTGTATTTTTCTGTTTGCACTTTTTTGTACTGGATGGAAAACAACATGTGTTAGTAAATCATCATTTGCGGTATATAAAGCTAGTTCATCAAAAACATAATCCCCATCCATATTTGTGGCAGTATCTAAAGTATCCTGCCCGGCTGGCTCGCCGTAGTCAAGTGTACATGTAACTACTACATCACTATAAAGTGTAGTTGTAGTATGTACAACCTCAACACTATTGTCAGCACTACCTGTTACAGCCTCATCAACCACTTTACTAAACGTTTGATTATATAACGACCCGCTTGCTAATGTTGTGTTTGGTGCTTTGTATGTAACTACACCTGCACCATCAATAGTAGTACCAGCGTTACCGAATCTCATTGAACCAATGTGATATGATCCAGTTGATCCAGTTTCATTTGCTAGTAAGTTTGCTAATGCAATACTCATATTCTCAAAATTGATAGCATTTCTACGGCGTACTAAAACGTCACCGCTTTCTGGATCCCATATAGTAATGTGACCTTCTACTCCTATCAATGATTTTTCAATTTTAGATACACTCATTTTCTTATTCCATTTATAATATTTATAACGTTCCAAAACCGGCATTTCTTATGAACTCATGTTCAGGAGTAGTACCGTTGGCTGCTAAACTTACACCACTGTCGTTATATGCAAGTCTTAAATTGTCACCATAGTGACCAAATTCGCTTAATGACGGAACACGCAATGGTGAACTTGCATCACGCACATTTACACCACCAGCATGTTCTTGTGGAGGTGTTGAATATGTTCCTCTAGTAACGTATACTAAGTTATTACCGTCAATTGCACCGTATGTTACACGCTCTGTTCCAATCCAAGCAACACCTAACACACCATCAGATGGCACTGTCATCATACTAGCATCAACAAGCGAAATAGTTGTTGCATTTACTGCTATAGTTGATGCTGTTACTGCAACACTTGTTTGTGGTAATGCAATACTTTCTTCAATGTTATATTGTTCGTATATATTCATTTGGAATGTACGTGTATTTGTATTGTCTACAGTACTTCCACTTGGATTAGTTTGAACACGTATACGTAAATTTTCCATTACGTCGAGCGGATAAACTTCACTGCCCCAACCTTCTTCGACTGGTTGAATAAACACATTACCATCATAAATGTATTCAATATCATTGTCTTGGTCAGTTGTAAATCCATTTTGATCAATATGTGTAGGCTCTTCTGTAAATGTACCACCATCAACAGCCAAGTCTCCGGCCCAACTATCAAATTCACGACTACTATGATCGTTATATCTTAGTGTAATGACAGCATCACGATCAAGCTCTTGTATCTCTGTTTCAAAACTTTCTATATGTGTATTACTATCTACAACACTGTGTAGTTTTGTATGGAAAGGTTTAATACTATTGAAGAAATCTTCAATAATGTTAATTTTGTATCCCATATATTTTTCTCTTGCAGTTTGCAGTGCATGTTCTACGTTTAATTTAACAAACGTTGTTTTAAATGCAAAATCATCTACTGTGTTATCAGCAACTGCTTGATACAATAACTTAAACCAAAGTTGATTATATTTAACTTTATGCTTGCCTGTAAATATTCTATTACGTAGGTCGTCAAATATTCTAGTTAACGCACCGTCAACACTATTATCAAATCCATCAGTATCAAATCCTGACAAATCATATCCAAGTCCAAACTTTTCATTATTCCAAAGTTCTTCGCTCAATTTAATAGTTGACTTTTCTTTATACTCAAGTACCCACTCGTCGTTAATTCTACTGTAAATTTCAGGTCTATTAATGCCGTCATTGTGCATAACATCTGTAACCAGCACAGTGTCGCCATTTACATAAGGGAATAATATACCCAGTTGACCAATAATTTCATCTTTTGTACGTACTGTGTATTTTGTAGGTATACTAGTATTATACGAGCCTCTTACATAATCAATATAACTCCAATAATTGTTAATGTTATAAGTTATAACACCTTCAACATATGTTGATGTTAATACTGTATCCCAATCAGTAACTTCTTCTATTAAGTTCATTTCAGCAAGTAATTTATTTACAGTTTCAACAAAGTTTTGTCTTGCAATTGGAAGTTCTCTTACTAAACTTTGTCGAGGTCTAGTTAAGTGACCATATCTATTATATGGATGCAAATCTAAATCAGGAAGTGCATGTGGTCTTGATATTGAAATGTCTTGCTGTGGTGTTCCATCTATAAAACTATAATCATAGATTCTATTCCAATAAGACATAGATGTGTCTGTATCTGGATCAACGTTAGTATTTTCTGCCACGGATATATAGAAATTTCCGTTTGATGTTTCTACAACCTTGTTAGCTGGATATACTGTGGCAGCATTCCAATAAGTCCATAGGTATGTTTCTGCGTGTCTGTTATAACCTGTTAAACTATCACGCATTTTAATATGTAGCTGTTCTGGAATTATACTTACTGGATCGTTTTCAGCTAGTAGTGTCCATTCACTCATTGGCAATGCATTGCTTTCATATCTTTGGTTTACTTGCACAACACTGTTGTTTGTAACATATTGCTCAATATTAGCTACAATTAGCTCTTGTGAACTACATGCAGCGCACCAACTAATATCAAATGCAGTTGGATTTTCTAACAATCTTGCAAGTTGATATGTGTTATAATTTCTTTGTCCAAAGCTGTTTAGTTTGTTTTTAACCCAGAAATAATAACTTGTTTCTGTACGTTTGTTTCTTGGATTGTACCAGTTTTCTTCAACCCATTGATAGACAGTTTCTTCTTCAATTGTTACACTAAGTGGTTCACCAGACGCTGGTTTACCATCAACATAACCACCACGTTCTACAAGTGCTGTCCATTCTTCTGGTAATACACTACTACGTGTCCATTCATAAACATCAATACTTGCACCGTCAAACAATCTTCCCCAGTATGCTTGTTTGTAATCAATACTGCCTTGTTCATAGTCTACATATATTGCATTATTAATATCCCACCAACGGACACCTACTTTGTCACTAGTCCACGCCTTGGTGTTTTCGCTAAATCCATCAAGTGTATTATAGTTATAACTTGCCAAGTCAGTTGTTAAGATTAAATCTATTTCTTCATCAATAAATCCTGGTATAATTCCTTTAGCAGGGTCATAAACTTCTAGTTGTGTTATTAAACTTCTAGATGTAGCGTCATATAGTTTAACACTTTCTAATAAATCATTTCTTGCTTGTCGTGGACTTGTACGAAGTTTAAACCAACCACTACCTGTGTGTCCAGTGTTGTTTGTAAATGATCCATTAAACTTATACACTGCTGGTGCACCAGTTCCGTCATCATCAACAAATGCTAATTTAGGTGTTTGTTGATTATTTTGTCTAAGGCCTGCAAAGTTATAGTTAAACACACCGTTTGTTTGTGAGTCATAGTTATTAATAAGTGTTGTGTAATCAGCAAAGCGGACACTACGTAACGGATAAACATTACCAACGTTACCTTCTTCTTGAATGTATTCGTCAATATAGAATGTTATGTTGTTTACATCAACTGTAGTAACTTTATGTACACCGTCTATACTTGGCACAGTGTTACTACCAGTAATAAACACATAGTCTCCTTCAGACAAGTTATGCGCTTGTACATTACTATCTGCTAGAGCAATTGTAATTTGTGCATCGTCAGCATCGTTAATACCTGCACAAGCACGAGTAATATACATACCAAAGTCCATTGTTTGGTACACATTATAACCGCTTCCTGAACCCACATCAGAGTCTTTGTTGTCAGCAACCCAAATACTAAACACATTGGGATCGTTTTCCATTTCTTGGAATATTTGATTACCGTCACTACCAACAAATGCATTAAACACGTTTGCAATTTCAGTTTGTGTTGCACTAAGAGTTTGTGCTGTTAATCCAATTTTAGTATTTGCTGTTCCTGCTCCTATAACAAGTGTGCTATTAGTACTTGTTAAACGTAAACGGTTATTACTATTACTTGCTGTAATACCAGGAAGTGCTGCAGCGTTGATAATGTCAATAATACTTGACAAATCAACGTTTGTTTTAATTGTTGTGGTTGTAGTTGGTGCAGTTGTTGAGCCTACTGATAAACCAATAGCACTGTTGGCAGTACCAGCCCCAATATAAAGTGTTTGGTTTGTACTTGTAATTCTCAATAAGTTACTATTAGTACCGCCTCTACTTGCTGAAATGCCTGAAATTTGTGCAGCGTTAATCTGGTCAATTACTTGTTGTAATGTAAGATTTGGACTTACTGTTACTACGTTTCCAGGACTTGTTACAATTGTAGGTCCGCTAGTTTCAAATCCAGCTTCAGCATTTGCACTTGCTACACTTATTGTTAGCGTAAACTCAATACTTGGTGTATTTGTTGTTTTTGTTATCAGCAAACGGCTGTTATTAGCACTTGCTGTTATATTTGGAATGCTAGCTTGATTGATTTTATCAACTATATCTGACAACGAGTATTGCTTAAATCCTGAACTAGTTGTCGTTGTTACAATAGTTGTATTTGTAATAGCAGTAGTAGGATTTATAGTTATAAATGTTTTAGTGTCAGTTATATATTGTCCGACCTCTACAGCAGATCTCGTTGCACTAATATCAGCATTTGATACAGTTTGAATACCATCTAGTACATCTTGTAAAACATAACCAGTATTTGTTTGTTCATTAATTAATGCCAAATCACTAGAAATTAGTGCTTCAAGTTCTGTAGTGTAACTAGGACTAGTATTGTATTCAGTAAGTAAAAGTGGCAAATCAAATCCCGCATGGCTTTCTCCAAAGTAGTCAAACATAAACAAGTCCCAGGATCTAACTGGGTTTTGTAGACCTTGCCATGCAAAATTTGGATCTTGGAAGCTAAACGAATATACTATATTAATAGACGCTGTTGCTGGACTGGTTGTTCCTGTTGACGGATGTACAAATTCAAGCAATTGTGTTGACACATTGTCATTTGCTGTAAAGTTGGTTGTATATGTGTAAACTCCGCTTGGTCTAGTAAGAGTAGATTGATATACTCCATCAACATACAAATCAAATGCGTCTGTTGGACATGCAATATCTACAGTTTGTGCTCCAGTTTGAGTTGGTGTAAATCCAGTTCCTGTTGTCTGGAAGGTACTCATAAAGTAACCTTTGTATGTAAAGAATTTAGCACTACCGTATGTTGATCTTAATTCTTCAAGTGCAGTAATTCTTGCTTGTGCAAGATTTGTTGGTTGTGGATAGCTAGCAAGACTAAATGCATTTTCAAATGCTGCTTGCATTGTAATATTCTGTGTGCCACTAGTAACTTCGTCAAATAATACACTAGTACTTTCAATGATTAGTTCTTTACTGGCTCCGCCTGCAATTATAGGGTTTGTAACATTGCCCTGAATTTGTGCATTGTTGTAAACAGTAGTTGATGTTGTTGTATCAAATGTTACAGAAATTGCAGTAGAAGAAGTAGTGCCCAATACAATTGTACTATTATCTGTAACAACATCATTTGACAAAATATCTTGTGTACCGTCAACTATAATTGGGTTAAATGTATCAGAATTTGTTGATCTCTGAATTACAATTGTGTTACCGTCAATAACAAGTGTTTCATTAGGGTCTGATGCTGGAATTACTGGCAACGATACTGTACCAGTTGCAGTAATAATGTCATTTGGTCTTGTTAGTCCACTTGTACCATCCGGATCTAACATTTCCCAAACTTTGCCCTGATAAATTACTTTATCTTTGAACTTGTATGCTGTCTTATTATCCCAGTGTTCAATTGTTTGCCATTCTCCTTCAAAGCTGTAATCGTCTTTTACTTCTTCTGGAAAATATGCAAAGTCTTCCTTGTTAAGAACACGGTAGTCTGTTTCTGTTAATAAAGGAAGTCCTGCTGAAATAAGATCATTTGCATATACTGATTCTTCACTAATTGTTGTGTAATTAAATGTTTTTGCCCAGCGTGTTTGGAAATTGTTTCCTGGTGTACCAGTAACTAACAATGGACTGTTAAAGTCAACATCAATAACAATATCACTAAGCACGTCATTAAGTTCAGTTGCACTAAAACGAACAGGTTGTGGATTTGTTTTTAGCAATTCTTTATTAATTTCAAATTCAAGTGTGTCACGGCTACGTGTATCACCATAATCTGCTGTGCGTATTGCCCACTCTTCATGTACTTTAGCACTTGCAAGAGTACCAAATAAAGAAGTATTACGCATAAATGCATTGAGCGCATGGCGAGTACCTTTGTACTTGCGTGTGCCTTTTATAAATTTAAACAGTGTATCATCATCTAATCCTGCAACTTCATTCCACAGCGGCTTATTATAGCCAATGTTAAAACGTGCAGTATCTACTTGCTGTTGATTACTTAACACATTACCAGGACCATAATAATTACCGATCTCATTTGCAACTGTGTCAAAGTTTGCTATTACACCATTTCCATTAATAATGAAACCAGGAGCGTAAAACTTACCATTCCAATTTTTTGTTCTGCTGCCTCTCCAAATTACTCGACTATGTCTAATGCCCAGTACTGGATCATATATCATATCATCAAAATTTGTACTATTGTTTACAACAAATGCATGTTCTACTTCTACTCTATAAAGTCTTAGTCCATAGATAGCTGTGTCATCTCTTGCTTCAACAATTGTTTTTCCATTTTCGCTACTAATAACATCACGTGTTATTGTTAAACGGTTATTTAAAATTTGATAACCATTTTGGTTAATAACATTATATTCACCGTCAAATTTATTTGCAACATTACTAAAATATCCATTTTTTGTTTCATCAATTTCAATACGTGACGTACTCGGAGTTGCGTAATAAATGTCGTCTACTTTGGCTGTTTCTGTCCACAGTATTGTATTGCCTGCTGTGCTACGCCAAGTTGCATTCCAACCTTGTGAATTTAAATATTCACCATAGCCAAGTAAGAATTCATAAAGTGCTTGATCTCCTGTTAATACAGTGTTATAATCTAAGACAGTTGCAGTTGATTCAAAATTCTTATATCTATAAACTTGTTTGTTTCCAACGTTAACAACTATTTTTCCGGCGCTTTGATTTGGTTTAAAATATGAAAAATATTGCTTTGCATTGTCATAACCAGCAACACGATATCCTGTTGACAACTTAGTTACTTTCACTGCACCAAAGAATACTTCTTCTTTTGGTTGACTTGTGTATAATACTGTTGTAATATCTTCTTCTGGAACAACAACACGGCCTTTGTCTTGGCTGCTTTCTAAAATTAAAGTTTGATTACTGTTTACAAAGCCACCAGTTTTAATAATTGGATTATTGGTGTAATTTTACAATCTATTCTTTAAGGTAAGTGCTGTAGTACCGTTACGTTGAGAATAATTAATTATAGCATTGCTTAAACCGTCTACATATTTTTTAACATCATTTGCTAACACAACATCAAATGTGGCACTGCCTGTTGAAGGAACAATACTTGGTTTTGTTTGATATCCACTTCCAGGATTGGTTACAGACGCCGCAACAACTACACCATTGGAAATTTTTGCTAATAATGTTGCACCTGTTCCAAAGTTGCTATACAATGACAGTGATGGTGCACTAGTATACCCAGTACCGCCAGTCTTTACACTAACTGACTCTACAATACTATTTTCATATGATTCATTAGTTAGCACTAGATTTCGATTGTTACCTAATTGGCGTGTATCAGTAAATGCAACTTGACGAGTATTAAAATTATATTCTGTTCTAGTATTACTTCTAAAATAATCGTTTACTATACGTAAAGGTCTTAGTTTTGTTAATGCAGTAAACAACGATATTTTATACTCAGAACTGCGTCTCCAAGCATCTTCAATATCTCCCCAATCGCCAAATACAAATTCTTTTGCAGGGTTTGTTGGTGTTGTAATTACGCCTGCTGTAACCGGACCAATTAGCAAACCAGCGTTGTCTACTATATTATTGTTATCCCAATCGTATGCAGTATATGCATATGCCAAATCATACTCTGGTACTTGGCTAGGATCATTATAATGTCCAACTTTAAGTGCAGCAATAAATGCAGCACGTTTTGTTGGATCTGTCCAACTATAATAAGTATCCCACCAACTTGGCTGTGTGTTATGTCCTAACATTTCCCACGGGTTTGAATGTGGTCTATCAGTGTTAAAGTAGTAAGTATACAACCCTCTCCAGCCACCTATACCTGGTCCAACATCACTGTAGTTATATGTAAACTCATCACTTGCATCATAACTGCTGGCATCATGCAACGTAGATATATTGTTTCTAAGTTTCCATTTATTAAAGTCTGTACGTAATGCTTCTGTTAAGTCTGCCCAATTGTATACAGTTGGTCGATGTGCGTTAGGCATAATTTTTTTGTAATCAACAACCTGAGATGCAATCAAGTTATTATAAATTCTAGTTTCGAATTCCCACAACACAGCATCTTCAATATTAAAATTAGCCGAATTACGATTATATAATTCAGATCCTTTACGTATTGATATGCTACCGTCGTGTCCAAAAAGATGTTTAGCATTTAGTGCAGGGGGACTTGCATTTAACAAGCCAAGTTTAACTGCACTCGGAGGAACAAAACTTGAGCTAGTTAATGGATACCAACGAATTTTAATAAGAGCTTGTCCACTACTATCATATGTCACACTTGTTGTTACTGTAACTTGATTTTCAGTTATAGTGTAATCAACATCTTTAATTAAATTTCTCCAACGAAGGTTTCCAGAACCATCATCGTCTCTCACATAAACATTTACATGATTTTTAGTATCATCATATGTGTTTACGGTTTGTGGTATATCAAATACAGGTGTTAATGTCGCAGTCCAGTAACCATTAAACTCTTCATAATCGCTAAACTTTAACATATTACTGTTAGCAAAAACATCATTAGCTGTTTTACCAATAGTAATACTTTTCAACGCTTCATCAACAACTTCATACACAGATTTTGAACTGTCCATTGTATTATGCAGTTGAATACATTTTTGTAAAAATTGCTTTTTAAAACTTCCGTAACTATTTGCAGCATGTTTCAAACTGCTAAAAATGTTAGTATCATTGTGCATAACAAGTTGTGCTAAAAGCTCTGTACTGTATGGCTGTTGTCTAATTGTACCACCAAATTCATGCACACGTGGCAAGTTTCTATAGTTATTAATTCCAAAGAAATTACCAGTTAGACCAGGATATCCTGTCATTTGTTCTTTGATGTGTGAAAGTATATCTCCAAAACTTACTTGTGTTAGCAGTTCATTTTGTGGATTTAAAATATGTGTGTCAGCTGGCAAATCAACACCGTCGCTGTCAGTAATTTTATCGTCTGTGTACCAGGTTACATCAATCACATCGTCAACAGAATGTCCATTAGAAATAATAACTTGCTTTTCTCTAAGTGCATAGTTTGTAGTTTCTGTTCCATTTATTTTTACTACAACATTAACACTGTTTTGGTTTTGTACAAATCCAGGATCAACATAGTCATTGTCAATATAACTAGGCTGGCTTTCATTAACATAAATTAATCCTGTAACAGTGTTGTCACTTACTAAGCGATATCTAAAAACATCAGGAACAAAAGAATTACCAACAACAATTGTAAACACATTATTTGTTGCAGTTCCAACAGTAACACCACTAAGTGCACTGCCATCAACATTAACAAATTCAATGTCTGTGCTATCAAAGTAAGTTGTGACTATATACTCTTTTGTCTTATCAAAAAACAAGATTGGATTTAGGCCGTTAACACGTGTTATATGACTGTAACTACCTTCATAAAATTCAAGTTTATTATTTCTTTTTGTTATTTTAATTGTTTCATCTGATAGCAACTTGTCAGTACCTAAATTAAACAATACTGGTTTTGTTGCATCAGTAACAATTTTTTGTGCGTGTTTCCAAACTGGCTGACTTTCTCTAACTTCGACCCAACCATTATAATATTGACTGTTGTCTAAACGCTTGTAATAATAGTATCCTAATATTTCACTTATAATAGAAGCATTGGTGTTTTCAGGATCATCAGTTGTATTTCTTGCATTATATTCATAACGAACACTTCCCAATCCCAAATCAAAACTCAGGCCTGGCTCATTGCCGTAATCAACATAACGTGGCTGGATGCCTAGTGCATTGTCTACTTTAGTAGTTTCACTAGTACCATATTTAAAAATAAAATCGCCTTGGAAATTATTGTTAGGATATAAAGTTTCATTATCCAACTTTACACTGTTAATATCATACAGTTGGAACATAATACTGTCGTTGCGTGTATCTTTTTGTTGACTGTATACCCAGCTTGTTCCATTCCAGTGCCATTCACTTCCACTATAAATGTCGTTTGGATAGCTCTCTCCAAATACATTGTTGTAACCTATACGTACTTTAATCCCGTCACCTGTTACTAACGGAGTTGAGCTTGCACCATATAGTTCTGTTAGTGCAGTAACTTGACCATTACCACTTACACTTGCAGTAAAAATTCTATTATTGTAAACTGGGTTTGTTGAGTTTAAAAACAAAATTGTGTCGCCGTCTACAATATCACGTGATTGTATTTCTACCCAGTATTCTCGGTTTTCTGAATATGTTGGATTTAATGCTTGTGTATGAGATTTAATACAATTCCAAAATGACGTAACACCATTAGAAACAACTTTAACATGATCTCCAAAATCATATCCAACATTTGACCAGTTAGTAGTAACAGTATAACTTACAAGGTCAAAATTATTGCCAATAATACTAGATGCTGGATCGTCAACATTGTCATAAACATGTGTTATACTTCCCAGACTCTGTGTTGCAAAATTAAACTTTTCAATATTTGCACGGAATTCAATAATAGGACGTATTCCACGGAATTTATCAAGTAAAAAGTCAGTAAGGTCTAAATCATTGTAAACACATACTGCAATTGCTGCCTCTTCATGTATCCACAGGTTCTTTCTAGACCAAGCACTTTGATCTCTGGTATGACGTTGTTCCACTGTGTATTCACGTCCGTATACTTCATATTCGGTTAAGTCATATGTTGGATATACAAAGTTACTTTCTGAACCCTCCCATTGGCTTGGCTCTTGTGATCCATATACAGTGTCATTAAACCACACACGTTTTCCATAACCAGTACCAGTATATTCAAATTGTTTAGTAAATGAAATACTAGTACCAACACCATCAACAATATAAATGTCATTAGTTGGATATGTTGCTGTGCCTGTTGCATTGCTTCCACTAAATCTGACACGCATGCCATCCTGTAGCTCTAGTGTTTTTCCATTT